AAAATATTAAAAGCAAATAGTGGAATTTGGTTAGATAGTGACCACACAAATGCTTCTACGTTAAATCTTAAAAATATCTTTAAAAAGTTATATAAACCATTTTATATTAATCACCCATCATCATGGTTTTTTAAAGATATTAATTTTAATGCTGATACTATGCTTCTTTCTTATTATGATGATGGAGACCATTATCTAAAACATAATGATGATTCCTATGTAACTGCCTGTACCTGGTTATATAAAGAACCAAAACAATTTTTGGGAGGTGAGTTTCTTTTTCCAGATTATGACATAAAAATACCATGTAAGAATAATTCGTGTATTGTATTTCCTTCTAATATTTGGCACTCAGTTAATAAAGTATACATTTCTGATGACAATAAAAACAAAGGATTAGGTAGATATTGTTTGAGTCAGTTTATTTCTGTACATCTTGGTTAAATTAATGACTCTTTCTGAAAAGGCAAAAATCTATTATAATGTCTGGTGCTGTGCCTATCGAAGACGACATGCTGCAAAACTTAAAGAAGATTTAGAACTGTATAATCGTGAACACCAAACTTTGCTGATGTGCCTTAAAATAGCAAAGTGGACAACTTTCGACTCTGAAAAGGAACGTTATCTAAAATGACTACCGAATTACCCAAAATTTTCAAACAAACATCGGATGAACCGTATATTAGACATCACTACAAATTGGTATATAGTAATAATCAAGAAGTTCTTTTTGATAATTATATGGATGTTCAAGCAGCTTGGTTTCGGTCACCATCAAACTTCGTAAGTCATATTGAAGTGATTGATATACCACAAAAAAAGAGCAAGGGGTTCAAATGATTTCAATTTATGATATGATGCAAGACGAACGGCGTTATGGTTGGGTCGTTGATAGTCGTTACCAGTGGATCAATATGCTTACTAAAATGCAAAAAAATAATCCGCAACGATTTAATGAGTTTAAGTATTCACAAGAGACCATTTATCATCACCTAGATAGAATACAGCAAGAGCAAAACATTTACGACTAATGAGTGAAGTAACTTTTAAGAAGCACAGAGTCTTCCGTGAAACTCAATCAGTTATCTTCTACGATATTTCAGTAGAAGGATCGAATGCATCGGATCTTGTTGTCCACGAAGGTCCAGCAACTAGTCCTCCCGATGATATTGTGGGTGCAAAACAGTTTTATATTCACTATCATCAGGTAGATCACAATCGTGTTCTACAAGGTATTCGTACATTTGAACTGGTGAATCCTGAGTGGAGATATCCATATCACATTGTACATCTTAATCGTAGTTCTGGGGCTCTTGTGATTCCTAAAATGACTTTCCACCGATCCTGGTCTGGTGAAGAGGGATCTATTGTCATTAATCAGGCGATTCGTGACGAAGAGTTTGATGATAAAACCGAGTTTGTTCCTATATCGGCAGCAAAGAACCCAGATCTATATCATATTCTTGCACACGAAAAACCTGTGATGCTGTGCGTCGGTATCAGTATGATAAGACCGTGCTGAACAGCAAAGAGTATCATACATGTAGTGAGGTACTTGACGAACTGTTTGATACCGTGTATACTCAACGTGTTGAACAACCTACCTGATGGATCGTACTGAAGAATTTCCTTTTGACCAATTTCCCTGGAAATTAATTTATAAAGATGGAAATGAAACTCGTAAGTGTTACTTTGATAGTGAACACAATCGTCAAAAACACATCGATCGTTACAAACTCAAAAAGAAAGACATTAAACTAAGTTACAAATTTGAAGAATAATTATGACTAAACGAGCTCTCATTACTGGTGGTGCAGGTTTCATTGCCCATCATTTAATTGGTGAAGTGTTAAAGAACACTGATTGGGAAGTCGTTACTCTTGATCGACTCGATTACAGTGGAAACCTTAATCGTCTTCATGATTTGATGCTTTCATTTGACTTAGAAGTTCGTAAGAGGGTTAAAGTTGTTCATCATGATCTAAAAGCAGAACTTAATCCTCTTATTAGATTTGAAATTGGTCAGGTTGATTATATTCTGCATCTTGCTGCTGGTTCTCATGTTGACCGCAGTATTGAATACCCTATGGAGTTTGTACTTGATAATGTTGTGGCAACGTGCAACATTCTTGAATTTGCAAGAACTCAAAAAGACAACCTAGAAAGGTTCATTTACTTTAGTACCGATGAAGTATTTGGTCCTGCCCCAAATGGAATCAAATATAAAGAGAATGATCGGTATAATTCAACCAACCCTTATAGTGCGACTAAAGCAGGTGGTGAAGAACTTGCGGTTGCTTATGAGAATACTTATGGTCTGCCGATTTACATCACCCATACGATGAATGTGTTTGGTGAACGTCAGCATCCTGAGAAGTACATTCCAATGTGTATCAAACGGATTCGTGATGGTGAAACTGTGACTATTCACAGTGATTCTACTCGAACGATTCCTGGTTCTCGTCATTACATTCATGCTGAAGATGTTGCATCTGCTGTTCTATTCCTATTGAATTATGAGGGTGAGTTTGAACCTACTTGGGGTAACTCTAAATGCCCTAAGTTTAACATTGTTGGTTCGGAAGAACTCAACAATTTAGAACTTGCAAAGATCATTGCAGAAGCACAAGGAAAAGAATTAAAATATGATCTTGTAGATTTTCATTCTTCTCGTCCTGGACATGATTTGCGTTATGCTCTTGATGGTGATAAAATGAAGCAACTGGGTTGGGTTCCTGCCAAATCGGTAAAAGAACGCATCGCAGAAGTTACTCAATGGACTCTTGAAAATAATCGTTGGATTACTCTATGACAACTAGAAACTTTGTTGATAAAAATGGCAATTCATGGGAGTGGGAAGAAACTCCTGAAACTATCAAAGCAATTAAGCAACTTCATGAAACTGTAAAGCAAGTAAATAAAATTAAATTTGCTGGAAATTATTCTGGACCACTTTATGCTCCTCATCCAGATTTAAAAAATGGATAGTGCAACAAAATCTATTATTAGAGAATCTTTAACAGAAAATTTTACAAAAGAAAATAGTAAAGTTTTTTCTTTATCAGATCAAACGACTAAAGATTATCTAACAGTAAATAATTATATTCATGCATTTAGACAAAAAAATATAAGTGAACTAAAATCAATTTTATCAGAGAATATTCTTTTATATACACGCAATGAATATTTTTCAGATAAAAATTCTGCTATTAAAATGTTACTTTCATGTCTAAGTACTTTCAATCCTAAAAATTTTCCTATTGAAAATATTAATCTGAGCATTAAAATGATAATGAGTACAGGTGGTGGATTTTCTTCAACCTATAATTGTTGTCCAGAATCTAATGATGTAGATGATCATCTTTTTATTGTTCCTTGGGAACATATGTTTTCTTGCATGATTAAATTTAAGTATACTGATATCGTTACACCATTAAATATGAATCACATATTAAAGTTTGATGATCATGGAAAAATTAGTAATATTATTTTATATACAATGTGATTATGGAAAAGAAACTAATTGACGATTGTTTTTATGTTAAACAAGGGCGATTTCTCTGGGATAGTTATGACAAAGAAGGAAATGGATTGGTCTCGGCTCTCACTGAAGAGCAATGTATATCAGGAACCCGTTTTTATCTTAAAGGACGGCAGGAAGGTTGGCCTGAACCCGAAAAAGTTCATTCGGGTGTAGTGGATGGAAAACTCTGAATACCCATATCATGAGTTAGATCCTACTACTCCTTGGTATGAGTGGTTGTGTTATTGTGAGATTTGTCATCAACTTAATGTTCCTAACCAACCAAAGTGGCAAAGGTATGCTGCCTATCGTAATTATTTGAGAGAAGTTGGAGTATTATGATTATTAAACAATTTGTTGATTGGATCTTTGCACCATCAATTAAACCCCTCTCAGATGAACCTATTTTTATTGACGAACTTTATGACCGTCTTGTTGATCTTGAGGCAAGAGTCAAAGTGTTAGAAGAAGAAAACATAGAGACCACCAATGAACTCTATCGGATGGAAAACTCTCTGGATGCCCGCATAGATATTCTTGCCGAACATTGTAGGATTAATACCGATGTATGAACTAGATTGTTTTGAGAAAGCACTAGCACACTTTGGAACTCGTGTAGATATTATTATTGCCCTTGAAATAGGTGATAAGATTGATAGTGATGCTGCCTATAAGATGATCAAGGAAGAACTAAAACAACTCAAAAAGATTCGTAAAAAACATAAGGATAGTGACTGCGATGAGTGCTGATAGTCTTAAGATAACAGAAAATGAGGATGGATCCTTTTCGATGGAATGGAATAAAGAAGACCCAAATTGGAAATGGTTGAATGGGTTGACTTCCAAAGAGATTCAGGTTATAGTAGAACAAGCAATCAAAGACCACCTCAATGACCGTTGATTACCAGAAAGTTTGGCGCACAATGAATGACCTTGAGCAGGTCATTGCAAAGGTCGTTTCTGCCCGTGAAATGATTGACATTGCAAATGAATGTTGTAGTTCAAATCAACAAGAACGTGCTGAAAGTATGACTATGGCAGCATATGAGTTTCTCGGATACTTTATTGAAGAGTTTGATGAGAAGTTCAAGGATGCCTGGCAGGCAACTGTAGGTGACTTGCGTAGTGGTGATGGATGTGACTATACTGCAACTGGTGAAAAGTTTCCACGTATTTGTGATAGGGATGACCAGTCTCCTGAATGTAAAGGTGCTTGGAATTCTTTCTGGGGAGATGTTAATAATTGGTCAGAAGAACCTCAACAATATACTGAAGAAGAACTGAATGCTATGTGTGATAAAGCAGAACTTGATGCTGAAGTCGAACGAATCCGTCAAGAAGGTGGATATGATTGGACACCTAGTACAAAACCTGATAAAGTAAAGAAATGGATTCTTCCTGTAGAAGAGTGTAAAGATGCTGATACCGATGAAATCGAATACTTTGTATCTTTTCCAGATGACTTGTTAGAAGCAGCAAACCTTAAAGAAGGTGATCAGATTGAGTGGGTAGATAATGCTGGTTCTTACACTTTGAAAAAAGTTACCAAACCTCTTGGACCCGATGAGTGCTGATGTATACACTCTATATGCTACAAGGTCTTGCTCCATTTGTTGGAGGTTTATGCCTTGAAAACTTTATTACCAGACAAGGAGAACTCTGTAATGTTAGAGATTATCCTCCAAATGTGGTAAAATATGATAAACCAAACCCAGAACATGCTTGTTATCGTGACGGCATCTTCTACCCCCGTTGTAAAGACTTGGAGAACCCCGAAGTATGGCACTATCACAATCTGTTGAAGAATCCCTAAAAGAGGCAGAACAATCTCTGCGTAATGCACTTGCTTATGCTGCCCGTCAAGAACGTCCGATGGTATGTTCAGTCATTGCCGATCTTATCAGTCGCATTGAGTCTGTGATGACCACTGATTCTCTGCTTGATAAACTTGAAAACCGCAAACCAGGAGACTCTGGTTTCTTTGGAACTATCTTTGGAAAAGATGACTGAACAACCCAGCAATCTACGAAAGCATTTAGAGCAATGGTATGCTTCTGATGCCTGCAAAGAACTTCAAAAGGCAAGTGAAGAAGCAAAACAACGTGCAGTAGGAAAGTATTTTATGCTTTCTGAAGAAGATAAAATTGATATGGTCCAAGCAATCACTTACATTATGTGTAAGGCAGAAAGTGAAGGAACTAGTCATCGTGGTCTTCAATCTGAACTTGGCATCTATCCTGCTGGTTTCTGGGTTGATCACCTGATGGATGTTCATAATGCTCTCTGGTCTTATTATCATGATAAGAAAAGGGAACAAGAACTGAAAGATGATCTTGATGCACTTGATGACTTCATTAAGTAATGTAACGTGATCCCAAAGAAAACATTAAGTTACTAGATACTAATGTATTGGAATGCTAATATTGGGACACATCGCAAAACACCTATGACTCTAGCAAAAACTGGTCCTAAAAATCTTACTCAAGAGGAATGGGATGAACTTGTAGCACTCAAAGATGCTATAACTTATCGTCCCCAGTCAGTTTCTGCTGAAAAGATGGAAAAATTCACTGAACTTATGGTTCGTTCACTTGAAGGAAAAGGTGATTGCACTCCTAGATAAAATAAATATATTATCACGATACAAAACCATGGATAACATCGACCAACATATTCAGAAAGATGAAGATCTTCTGAGTGATCCAACAATTTCTCCACAATCAAGGAGACATACTGAAGAAGAATTAGAAGCACTGAAAGCATATAAAGAACATCATCCTGGTGAGTCACACGATCCAACACCTTTAGAACTCTACTGTGACACTCATCCTGATGCAGCAGAGTGTAAAATCTATGATGATTGAAGACAGTTTTAAAACTGGCACACTGGGGGAGTAGTACTCCCCTTTTTTATTGTAAAATATTAAAGATTCAATTTAAATTATGAAAGTTCGAGAAAAGAATCACATTTACGTCCATACCACAAAAGAATGGAGAAAATGTAGTGAACTTATCGGTGGATCAGAGTATCCAATTGGTCTTGATGTTGGTATGACCGAACATCGCATGTTTGAATATAGGTTTGCAAATGGAGATTATTCTCATTTTTTCACCAAACCAGAAGTTTATGCGATGTTAGAAGTTCATCCTGATCTGACTGACTATGCCGTTCATGATCGGATGCTTTCTCACCATTTTTTGAAGAATCCAGATAAAGAAGGTTCTCATGACTTTTTTGTAACTTTTACTCATCAAAGTTATGAAGATGCAATTGAAGATATTGTTAAAATCATTCGCAATTTGAATGATTATTACTACGAGTACGAGAAAAAGACTGGGCAATCGCCTGGTAAGTTTCTGAGGGAGAGAAAAGGTAGAAAGGGTGAAGCACATAGAGTCGTGCCAATGGAACTGATTATCTACCAAACAAATCTATTGCAAAATCTTCCAAAAAATGTTAAAATATTTGTTCCTTATGATGCCCATGGTGCATATTGTGAGTATCTAATCAATCAAGGATTTGTGAATATTTTCACTCATAATGTTGAAGAAAATTCTTCTTTGCCATTGTATGTCAGTGAAAATGAAAATGTAAATCTTATTTCAAACGATGAGTTTATGTCTCAAGCATTTAATGTTGTAATTGGCAACCCACCTTATGGTAATGCTGGTAATCTTGCAATTCGTTTCTTGAATTGTGCAGCAGATCGTGTTGTTCCTGGTGGTATTATTAGTCTTGTTTTGCCCACTTCTATTCGTAAACCATCTAGTCAAAATAAAATCAGAAAAGATTTACATTGTGTAGAAGACATTGATTGTGATGATAAGTCTTTTCCTGGTGGTATCAATGCAGTTGTCCAACGATGGGAAGTTAGGTCTGAACTAAGAACTAAAATTGAAACTTATAAAACTCATCCAGACTTTGAATTTGTCAAGAAAGGTGACCCTAGTGCTAATCTGTTTGTGATGAGAACTGGTCATGCGGGCAAAGTTCTTACAGAAAATTTTCAACACTATGAATATTCTCACTTTTTTATTCATGCAAAAACTCAACAAGTGATTGATACTATCAAAGAACTTGAACCAAAACTGATTGAACTTGCATCACAAACTAACGGTAGAAATCACGTCTCAAAGCATGAACTTATCGAATCCTATATCGAATACCAAGAACAAGCACAATAAAGAAGTTGGATCTAAAATTGAGAGATCTGATGAAAGAATCAAGATCACTCAAGAAGTGTTCACACCAATGGAAGTTTGTCAAAAAATGGTCAGTGATCTGCCAGAAGATGTACTGAAAGATCCTACTTCTAAATTTTTAGACAATTCTGCTGGCTCGGGCAACTTTATGGTTGCCCTGCGGGACAAATTACTTGAATATCACAGTTTAGACCACATTCTTGAAAATATGCTCTATGCTGTTGAACTTATGGAAGATAATCATAAGGAATTGTGTGAAAGACTAGGTGTTTCTACCAATCATGCTCACTATATCTGTCACAATGCCCTCACATATGATTATAGTTTCGGTGAACCCATAGGAGTTGAGAAGTATTTTGGGTGACAGTTTGATAACTGTCCACTCTGCCCCTGCCCCTGCCTTGTTTGGCACTATAATTACAAGGTAATCGACAGACACCCCATGGCAACCCGTTCTCGCATTGGCATTGAACTCAAAGATGGTTCAATTCTTTCTGTTTATTGTCATTGGGACGGTTATCCTGAGTTCAATGGTGTTAAACTCAAAGAACATTTCAACACTCGTGCTAAAGTTTCACAACTGATTGATGGTGGTGATATCTCTGCACTCTGGACAAATGTAGGTTGGGATAATGAAACTCTGCCTACAACTGGTCCTCTGTATTACTCTACTCGTGGTGAAGTAACTGAACCTAGGCACGATAAAGACCTGGCAGAGTATCTTCAGAATGGTGAAGAGTTTGCCTATCTCTATACTCAATCTGGTGAATGGTTGTGCTATGATACCTGCCAATGGCACGATTCATATATGGAAGGTGTTGAAATTCCCTCTGGTGCTCTTGCTGCTTGATCTATGAAAACTACTACTGCTCTTGGTGTTGTATTTGCTGCTGTTGTTATTGTAACGGCAAGCATTTTGTTTGAAGCATGGTTGCTTGGTTTGATTCTGTCCTGGTTTAGTATATCGTTGACCTTTTGGCAGAATCTTGCTATTATCATCCTTGCCAACATGATCTTTAAAAACTCTGGAGTTTCCTCAAAATGAAAGAAGATAACACTATGCGGAACGCCACAATTATTGGTGCTTCCTTTATTCTCTCTCTGTTTATTATCAATGCTGTGGTTGGTCCTCTCTATAATGTGTGGGCACAATCTCTGCAAGGTAAAGCAGAACTTCAGAAAGCAGAATATACTCGTCAGGTAGCAGTTCTGGAAGCACAAGCAAAGAAAGATTCAGCACAACAACTTGCTGATGCTGAGGTGATTCGTGCTCAAGGTGTTGCAAAAGCAAACCAAATCATTGGTAACAGTTTGAAAGATAACCGTGAGTATCTTCAGTATCTTTATATCACTGGGCTGGAAGAAGGATCGAATAAAGGTAACGTGACCATCTATGTTCCTACGGAGAATGGTCTTCCTGTACCAACTTTGCAAATGAACAAGTGACACTCTGACAACTGGCACACTAACCCTTGCGAAAGCAGGGGTTTTTTGCTATTATAACTGAGTGATTGAGGAACTTTCATGAATCTGTCTGAACTGATTGAGGAACTGCGGGAGATTGAAATTTATGAAACTGACCCTCAAGATTGGATGGGATACCTAAAAGATGACAGCACCTGGGTGCCAGATGTGGAACTGGCATACTGACCTGCCAGACCCCTCTGGGATGCCCTATAATACACTCATACGCAACAAACCAATGACTACCACCTTTGCCGAGTATTCTGCCCAGCAAGAAGCACGAAACAACATTGCAGAGGCAGTTCTGGGGCACACCTATGCTCTCTGTGAGGCACTGCGTCAGAACTTTGTTGATTACAGCATCAAGTCTCATCAAAAGTTTGTTGATGATGCTGACACTCAAGAGTATCATCAAAAGCAGATTATCAAACTGAAAGAGGGTATTTCTGACTATGAGTTCTACCCTGAAACGGGTCGTAAGTATCACAAAATCATTATGGTTGCCAATGGTTCCCGTAGTGTTCATGCTTTTGTGGATAAGAAGACGGGAGAAATTTATAAAAGTGCCAGTTGGAAAGCACCTGCCAAAGGTGTTCGATATGATCTTCGCATCATTGAGCAGCGTGAATGGTTGCTGGAAAATGCGGACTGGAGTGGGGCATATTTGTACGCACGATGATTTACTTCCTTATCATTGCCGCTAGTGTTGCGTGGGCAGCACTAGCACTATTCTCTCCTCGGTTTAATCATCTTGACAAAGAAAATGAATCCTACAAAAGAAAAACTGATTAACGCACTTGTTAAGGAGTATGAGTTTCTCTGTCACGATGACTTTGATCCAGATTCCGACATTTCTCCAGAAGATTATCGTTTCCTTTTGAGAGATCTTAGCATTGATGAGTTGATTGAAGAAACTAGCACTGGAGAAGACTATTCACTCAAAGAGTATTTGGAGCACTGGGCATGATGACCATTATACTTTGGTGGTTGCTTGAGAATGCTGATTGGAGCGGGGCATATTTGTACGCCCGATGAACCACTTCGATAACTGGCACACGGGGGCGCTCACCTGCCCCCAGATGCCCTATAATAATATCATGTTCAACACATCACCCGCCATGGACACCATCAAAGAACTGACTGTTACCAAGTCTCTCAAACTGCTGCGTGATGGTTTCAAGAATGAGTTTGCTACTTCAGTATTCGCAGATGAGCGAATGACTGACCTCTTGCAGCAACTTGCATCGGAGTTTGTTGAAACTAACATTCCTCTGGTTGATGAGGATCATCAGATTGAACTTGCTCTGATGTTGATGGAGACTTTGGATATTGTTGCACGTTGAGTATGACTGCTAAGGAAAAACTCCTGTTTGTTTCTTCGTTCATTTGGTTTTTGCACTGGGGTCAATGTCTTACATCACGCATTCTGGATATGGTTATCGCAAGCGGACCTGTGAGGATGTTACCTCTTGGTTTCTGAATCGATTCTTCCCACGCCATAAGATTACGGTGGATATTGTTCATCGTGGTCTGAATCGTGAGCAGGTTTATGGATATTGTGACGTTGTGGGTGAGACCTATCGTCCACGTCACTTTCTGATTGAACTGAATACCCATATGGATGATGAGTTGTATATAAAAACTCTTTTACATGAACTGACCCATCTGCGGCAGTGGGTAGTCGGTTCACTGCGGTTGCGAAGCGGAAAAATGTATTATGGTAAAGAATGCATGGAAAATATGGATTATTGGCATCAACCACACGAAATAGAGGCACGGGAGCAAGAAGAAACCCTATATCTGGACTATTTGTACGATGAATTGAATGTGCCAGAACTGCAAGTGGCACATCCCTTTGGCAACCGACTTTGTTCGGCAGTATAATTACAAGGTAATCAAGAGAACACCCCCATGGCACTCTCTTTTCCCTCTAAGGCACACCACGTTGCTGCTCTGTATGATGCCTGTGCTCTGATTGTAGACACTTATCGGCAATCTGATGTGTTCAAGATCTACAGTGATGAAGGTCTTGAGGATCACATTAACTTTGCTGCCACTGCCCGTGAGATCATGGGTTTGATTGCCGAGGGTGACATCAAATGATTACCAATATGGATAAACCAATTCTAATTAAACAGTTTGCAAATCGTTGGTATTTGCACTGGGCAGATAATGGTCGGACGATTGCATCGTTTGCAACTCAATTTGAGGATTACTCTGCACGACGATCTATGATAGAATATAACAAGAAAGGAGGAATCTCATGAGTTATTACTGGACACCTAAACTGAATACTGCAACCAATCGTCGATTGGAAAAACTAGAAAAAGAAAATATTTTGATTGATACTGAGACACATCAAGGTCGTAAATTAATTGGATATAATTATCTGGAATTTGTGGGAGATGAAATTAAGGAATGATTGAAACTTTGATTGCTGGTCTTGCATGTGGCATCACTACATTTTATGGAATTGGTGATGGTTTTCATGGACAAACTACTGCAAACGGAGAACGATTTGATGCTTACCGTTGGACTGCTGCTCACCCTTACCTTCCTATGGGAACTAAAATTAGAGTTACAAACCAAGACAACGGAAAACAAGTAATCGTTCGTGTAAATGATCGTGGTCCATATTCTCATGCTGACCTTGATCTGTCTTATGCTGCCTTTGCCCATATTGCTTCTACAAGTAAGGGCAATGCTGTTGTTTGTTGGAGAGTAATTGGATGAAAAAACTTTTTCTTATCATGTCATTGCTGGTCACATCACCAGCACTTGCACAGACTGCACCACCTGCACCTAAAGTCTATCGACCATTTGTATATGAAACTCCCTGTGTACTTGAAGCAGGACTTCAAACCTATCCTGATGTCTGTAAGGTTGTCGAAACCCGTGAGACTGGTGGAGCACTTCGCACCCGTAATATCTTTTCTAACAAACATAAGTTGACGATCAAAGGTCGTTTTGATAAAGTGAAGGGGTACATGACTTGGGACAGTCACAACAAATATGAGTATAAGTGGGAATATAAGGTCGGTGGAAGCACTGACACTGGTGCCTGGACATATGTGATGCCTGGGTTCTTACTTCAAAATGTTTCTTGGGATTGAATATGAAAGAAGTTGTTGTTTATCCAAGTTTTATTTTAACTGCCGTGCTTGGATTCATTACTGGGGGTGCTTTTTATAGCCAGTCATCTTATAATGATGCACTCAAACTTTGTAATCAAAAACCATTAGAGTGTAAGTTTAAGTATGATATTATCAATTATAATGAGACTGGTAGAATTCCCTATACCAAACCTGTAGTAAAGGAGACTGAAAAGAAATGACTGAAACACAAGTAAATCTAAATGTTCATGAACTTGGTGTGATTCTATCTGCACTGCAAGAACTCAATCTCCGTGAAGAAAATAGAATCGCACGGGAATATGGGAGTGTGCCTGCACTGTATAACAAACTCTATTCCGTTTGGGAGCAGATGGACACTTCCCAAACTGGACTACGCAACGACGTGGTGCCGTCTTTCTGACCTATAATACAGAGGTAATCGGGACACACCTCATGCCTGACTTCCCCACCCTGCAATCTAAAGATGGCACCATGCTGATCGGTTTCTACCCTGTTGCTACTCCGTTCGGTGACATCTCAGAAGAATGGTGTATGCAAATTCTTTCCTGGAAAGGTATTGATCAGATCTCCAAGAAGTATCTGAACCGTGTGGAGAAGGCAGTTGCCATTCGTGAACGTCTTGCTTATGATTATGTGGTGACTGGTGACAATCAAAACTCTCCTCAAGAGGGTAATCCTTTTTATGGTGCCTGCTGATGAAAAAGAAATATATTGCTTATGCTGCTGTTGCGGCAATTACCATTATTGGTTATAATATCTTTCTGATCCAACGTGATCAGAAGATGTATGATGCCTACTACTGTCAAACGATTGGATGCGCCAATGAACGATGAAGAAATCACTCAATTCATGAATGCCTTTGATGATTTTATGAAGCACGCTCAAGTTCAGGAAATGTATCATCTTGCCAAGCAACGGTATCTTGAATATGAAAATCAAGCTCAAAAGATTATTGATAATGAGATTGAGAGGAAAGCAGCAGAACTTGAGGTGACTTGTGATTATTACATTGCAGAGTTCATGTGATGGATAGAAAAATGCAACTAACTCTTGCTCTGATGCAAGTGGAGAACATTCGTGAACTGTTAAAAGACGGTCCCTATGCTGGTTTCTTTACTTCTCATCTATTGCCCATTAAGTTTGAAATTGAAAGGCAACAAACTCTATTGACAAACACAAAACATTCATCTACAATCAAGGAGTAATTTACAAGTAACAATGAAATACATTTATCTAGTTGATTATTGGGTTCCATTTCCTTCTTCTGAATATGGTGGCATGATCAGTGTGATTGCATCCGATGATCAAGAATGCTTTGATCTTCTGACAAATAAAAATGTTCATGAAACTTCATGTTTTGATGTTAACTATGAAGATCGCATTATGCCAAATATTGTGAAGGCACCCAAATTTGCCCTTGCAGAAGATGAAGAGTCCCGACTTGTTGATGTATTTCTGACCTGATCATGACCGAAACAACTTACTATAAAATCGTACAAGTATTCACCCAAGGGTGGGAAGTGACCGACACTAAACTTACAAAAGAAGAGTGTAGTGTACGTCTTCAGGGTTATCTTGCCGATGGAGTGAATCCTGCCTATCTGAAAGCACTTATCGACGAAGATTGATCATGTTTCTGAGTCTTTTCGGTTTTCTGTTTGCCGCACTATCCTTTGTACAAGTACCTCAATGGGACAATGACTGGAAAAAATGTTCTGTATTCGTCCCTGACACTGCTTGCCATTGGTATGTGGTCAATCCTGATAATACTTTTGGCAAGGGATTTAGTTGGATTACTGCACCAACCTACGATGTTGAAGCAGTGTATGACATTGGAAAGACTCATGAATTGACAGTTGCCAAAGGGTTTCAAACTACTGTAGAATTGCTCAATGCCGAATCAGGACTCAAGTATGGCGATGACTATTGAATTCCCTCACAAAGCACCTAAAGGTTATCATTATGAACAAAAACAATTTCAAAGAAATATTGTTGGAATCTGGATTCATTTTGATCGCAGTTTTGACTATAACCTTGGTGATAAAGTCAGTTGCATCTGGGGCTTCTACAACACCAAAACCAAACAATATCACTCCCCCATCAATTCAGGAAAGGTCGGGGACGTTGTTAGTATAAATGATACGTCACCCTATTCTGCAATGGTGCCGAAGAAAACTGTACTGGAGTCTTGCTTTGTATGAGTTATACACCCGAAGTCAATCATTATGTCTATTGGAATCACAAGGTTGAGGGATGGGTGTATTTCAAGGGCAAAGAATATATCACGATTGAATTAAACGTCAAACCGAAGAATTATGAGAACTATGCAGCATGTAATCTGCATCGTAATGATCGGTTGTTAGTTTTGTGCTATAATAATCAATGGAATGAACTCCAATATGTAAGATCAAGAGAATCAGTCTATGAAGAAGAAAAAGAATATGTGGAGGTTATGGGCGAAGGCACTTGGTCAGAAGGCGACGAAAAATGACAGAGAAGCAGACCACATTGCTTGTTTACGGACTCTTATATTTCTCACTTATCTCATTACTAATCTTTTTATTGTTGCGGGGGTCATAAGACATTGGAATGATGTGTACTATCAACAACCTGTGAAGCATGAACAAATATAGAAAGATTATCTTTCCGACTTACATTTATCAATACAGTCTTCGGGAGAAGAATCAAGTTCTCAAAGAACTTCTTCTTCCGAAGATATTGCAGTATCAGAAAGATCATCAGATTGATAAACCTGCTGGTTGGATTACAGATAAGGTTTATACAACATTTGAGCAGGATAACATCAATTATAAAATGTTTATTCAACCCTCAGAAGTTCGACAGAACTATGAGAAACATTTCAGTCAGGTATTCGGTAAAGGTACAGAATTTCAGTTCACGACTGCATGGTTTAATTACTATGAGAACGGTGAATATCAGGAAGAGCACGATCATATTGGAATGTCATTTAATGAACCTGATGCACACTTTTCCGCAATTCATTTCTTACAATTCGATCCAGAACGTCATGTACCCGTGACATTCATTGATTCACTCAGTAAATTGAATCGAAGGTATAATAATTTCTATGTGTACAATCCACAGATTCGTGAGGGTGATTTGATTATCTTTCCTGCACATTTGGGACATCGGGTGAGACCATCACAACCGACACCAGATTATCCTAGAATCACGGTTGCATTTAATTTACACATTCGGTCAACGATTCATGCAAATTAATTTTGTCGATAACTTTTTAACCAAACCAGAGCATCAGAGAGTATATCAATACTGTCTGAGTGCGAATTATCATTATGGTGAACCTGATATTGTTGGTTATCCTCCGACAGGTATGGTGCATCATATTTCTGGGCATGAATTTGTCTATAAGTTATTCAGTCGAAAGATTATAGAAACATTTGATTTTCTTGGATCTTTGAAGATGTATCGAATGTATGTGAATTGTTTTGCACCAGGAGAGAATCCTTATTTTCATATTGATGATCAGACTGGTTATACCTTGTTGTATTATCCACATTTAGAATGGAATCTGAATGATGGTGGTGAGACACAATTTTATATGGATGATAGTATTCAGGGTATTTGTCCATTACCAAATCGATTATCAATTTTTGATGCATCGATTTTACATCGTGCGACAACATTTCGAAATCGTCATCGGTTCACGGTTGCGATCAAATATCGGTAATGAGTCTAAATATCTAAAAATAGACATCTATTCTTGTCGCAATGCCTGTTAATACGACACAGACCAAATACTTTCAAGATATTGGGCCAGGTGTGGGAGCACTGAGTTTCAGTACGATTGCCTCTACAATGGGTAGACCTGGGACAAATATTCGATTTGGTGATTATCGCAGAAAGACAGGTGCAAATGAAGTCTTTGCGGATGTTAATGCAAATCCCGATGAGAAAGCAGCGGCAACTGCGATTGTACCCGATGCCTATGAGAATCAGACTTGTGGTGTCGATGGTGCAGGAGTTACCGCTGCGAATAATCATAAAGTTTCATCATTGAAAAATATGATCAAACGTTATGATGTATCTTATACGGGTGGAAGTAATAGTCAGGTTGATATTAGTCCTGGTGGAGGACAAATTGGTGATAACTGGTCATCCAACATTGATTTAAATGTACCTAAGAGAGTTACATTTGATAATTCAACATGGAAGGGAAGCACGACAGGTGCTCATGCCATTGTCTTTTCTGCATCCGCACTGAATTTAGATTTGACATTTGCCGCGACGAAAGTATTAGGAAGAGAAGGAACGGGTGGATCTGGTCAAACCGTCAATTCTGCCGCGACAAATGGTAATAGTGGTGGTGGTGCATTGTATCTGAGAAATACGACAAGTCGCACGACAGGGAATGCATCGACCATTAACTTAAATCTATCCAATACGGCACTGATTGCAGGTGGTGGAGGTGGTGGTGCTGGTGGGCCATTTGGTAATGTCAGTGGCACGACAATTTGTTCTAATTATTATTCTTATCAGACGACATTTAACTGGGACTGGTGGGCAGGTTGCCCAGGTAGTTGTGCGGCTGGAGAGACACAAAACTATTGTAATGCAGGTGGAAGTGTGACCTATTTCAGAGGACAAAGATCCCAGGGTGTCTGGTATTTTACACCATGGTATTTGGGATGTAGTGGTGGATCAGACACGAACATTGGGTCTGCAGCTGCCGCCGCAGGTGGTGGTGGAGGTACGGGACAAGGATCAAACAATACCGCAGGGCCAGTTGGTGGTAATTCACCAGGATCTGCTGCTTCATTAAATTGTGGTGGTGGATATTCGGCACAGAATCAGACATCGAATACCAGTGCAGGTTTTAATGGCGGTGCAGGTGGAACCTATGGTGCCGCTGGTGGTTCAACAAACGTCGCCAATGGTGGTAGTGCTGGCCCATGGTTGAATGTATCCAATACTCGTTGGGCAAACAAAGGTGCATCAGGAGCACTGGTACAGAGATCAAACATTGCTTGACATTTCAGCATCAGAATGTTATAATCAAAGAATTCAATTGAAATGAGTATGGAACTATCAGAGTTTGTCTTTCATATTGTGTGTGAAATGAACGATGCAAAGTTCTTGTTTCCCGTTCATCCCGAAGAAGAAAAGAAACGATTAGATCATTGTCTTGATTGTAAACATTATCATGCAGAGAATCAAGGTTGTATTCTGTGCAATTGTTATGTGCCGAATAAGGTGAAACATTTGTATGAAGAATGTCCGATCGAAAAGTGGGGACGTAATGTCGAATCATGGAATGAGACGTATTATGATTTGTTTGTGAATAAGGTGATTGAAAAGTATCCAGAAGCAGAACAATGGAAGAATCTACACAATTAAAAGGAACGTATGAAGACTTCATCGGCACATACGAAAATATATTAAGTTTTGATCTGTGTGATGAGATCGTATCCGCATTTGATTATTATCATGATATGGATGCCGTCTTTTGTGAAGATCATCAGTTTGAGAATAGTAATGCAGGACGATTTGATTGGGCACTTGATCTAGGTGAACTCGGTGCTCATATTAAACCGACAAATCCACAACAACAGGTTAATGAAGTTCTAAAACAATGTCTGTCTGAGTATACGACCGTGTTTGGACATCTTAAACCAATTACCTTGTATTCGATCAATCAAAAGGTACAAAAGACTCCTGCTGGTGGTGGTTATCATGTCTGGCATGATGAGAACAGTGCCATGCAACATTCGGCAAGAGTTGCTGTTTGGATGTTTTATTTGAATGATGATTTTGAAGGTGGAGAGACTGAGTTTCTGTATTATAAGAAGAGAATCAATCCAAGCAAAGGAACATTACTTATTTGGCCTGCTGGTTTAACACATTGTCATCGTGGTGGATTAGTCTTAAAAGGAACAAAGTATGTAATCACAGGGTGGTTCTATGTCGGACAATAAAGAAGAGTTTCCGTCATTAGTTGAGCAAGGAAAGAATCTTGCACAGTTTACATTTGAAGTTGTCAAGGATGCAATGATGCCTATAGAACATCAGATCTATGCCAGTGATCAGTTAAGGGAAGAACGATTGAATACATGTAAGACCTGTGAATATTATCATGAACAACAGAAACGTTGTAGACATTGTGGTTGTTGGTTAGAACATAAGGTGAAGTTTGTGGCAGCCTATTGTCCAGTGCAAAAATGGTAGTGATTGATACAAAATAAGGTTAAAGTTAATTAAAAAAGGTATTAAAAAATATATGTTATTGTTTTATAACATTCTCAATAAGATGATAATTATTGAGAATCAATTGAGAATATAGTTGAGAATAGGTCTTCTAAATGCCTTCTAAACCCTTCTAGGACTTGTGTTTAATACCTTCTAAAAGTCTCATAAATGCCTCTAGGACTTGTGAGTTAAGTCTGCGGATTATAACACACGAAGGTCTCAATGTCAAGACCCCCGACGAGATATTACGAGACCCACACAAATCTCGACGAGACTTATAAGCATTTCTTAACAAATCTCGACAAGAATACATATATATCATTATGATCTCGACGAGACGGTGCATCATAAGGCTTGCAAACTCGTCGAGACTATGCTATACTACATCTAGTTACACAATCTCGACGAGCATTATGTACGACGATTACGATCTCGACTACACTTTCAGTAACGATTATAATCTCGACGAGGATACGTATTACGAGAATTATGCACAACGTGACGTAGACATCGACGAGGATTATGCACGAGATACGCAAGACTATGATACACTTGCGTATATACATTATGCATGATAGAATGTAGCACACCACGCACGAGAATCACATGCCTGCGACACACACAAAGCGTATGGTACGCGTCACACTAGATCTCATGTGTTATGATGATTTAGAACTAGAAGATCTCAATTGGCGAGATATCCTAGGACTAGAATCTGACGAAGATGTACATGCTAGCATCAAGGAATTCGATATCGATTGGTGAATGTGCCAGTTGATTAATTGGTCTTATTCTCAATAACAGTACTCTTATTGATTCTCAATAATATTTTCTTATTGAGAATGGCAGCTGCCCGTGTGCCAATCCACGTGGTGGCACAGACCCCCTTGCGGATTGCTGAAAAATATTTTATGTTGGTTTCGTGGTTGAGGAATTCTCTACAACAACCCGCCACACAAAACAACAATGGAACTGACCAAATCTTTCCCTCCTGCTGATGCTTTCGTGGAGATGATCGCCGAGATTGATTATAAGAAACACTTCAACACTTTCATGGATGGTGTTGAGATCTTCTGTGCATTCGTTGCTGCAATTGCTATGATCACTGCTGAGAAGTGGCAAGAGCACAATATGACCGAACGGACTCAACTTTTCGTGCTTCGTGTCATCGAAGGTGCCAAGACTTTCTGGGCATGGGTCAAGAACGTGTTCGTGCCTGAGTGTAAGGCACTGTACCAAGATTGCCGCAATGTTTACAACTACGTGTGTGCCAATCGTTGAACTGGCACAACCCCCCTTGTGCTGTGCCCCCTGATGCCCTAATGTGTACACATGAACAACACCACTGCGATGCCTACTGCTACTGAGGTTCACCAGTTCGATCTCGACATTGCTCCCGCCCTGCGTGATTTTATGTGCAACAATCACACTGATCTGAATGATTGCGTGGATTGGGTTTGTGAGGTGTTTGATGTAAACGCCACCGATTGGTTGATTGATCGCATTGCTGATGTTTACGAAGAATTCTTTGGTCAGTAAGTAACACTAACTGTTTCCGTTCTCAATAATATTTTCTTATTGAGAATCGGAGCGGACCCTGTGCCAGTTGGGGAACCGTACACTAAACCCCCATGGGGCACCGAGATCGTGTATTGTATTCAAGTCGTCAGAAATTGAACCATGTTTGATGAACTTTGGAGTGAGATTCAGGACATGCCTGGTGAAATCTTCGACATGGACATTCCTGAACTCAAAGATGAAAAGTTCGATGTGAATGAGTACCTGAACGGAAACTACGATTACTGAAAACAATGCCTGAAGTTCTTGAACTAAACCAAGCAGAGATTCGTGCTCTGCTGGATCTCATTGAGTTTCATGAAGATTGGGATGAAGTGAGTGAACAACTGGGTGTGAATGTCGCCCAGTTGTATGATAAAGTTTCCGCACTGGTGACCTACTGATGCAATTCCAAGTTACTGAAATCGCCTTTGATTTTAGCGATGATGCTTATGATGAACCCGTCACTGATGAATACAAAGAAGAACTCCGTGATGTTGTGTTTGGTACAATCTGGGAAGCAGATGATGAAGATGACCTCGTAGAAGAGATCACATTTGCTACAGGTTGGTGCATCAAATCCATTGATTATCGTATCATTCTTAACTGAAACTCATGAACCGTTCTGAACTTCAAGATCAACTCATTCAGCAGATGTTGGATGACATGGATCTCAAAACAATGACCCAACTCTGTTATGATTATCTGGATGAGGGTTATGCTAAGTATTCGGACGAAGAATTGATCACTGAGTGTCAAGAATACTACCCTGAACTGGTGGAGGATGTGCCAATCGACTAAGTGGCACAAGGGGGGTTGCAATGCCTCCCGATCTGGTCCATACTACCTTTGTTCACACGAAACGGACTCATGCGTAAGATCGAACGTGAAATGAACAATGCCATTTCTAACAACCTGAACTGGCATTGTGACAATACCGAAGTTACTTACGATTCCGAAACTAACGAGTCTACTGTATACCTTCACGGTAACAAGATTGCAGTCGTTGGTGATGACTTCGTGCAAATCTTTGACGGTGGTTATCAGTCAAAGACAACTAAGTCCCGTCTGAATGCTATTCTTTCGGAGCACGGAATCAAGGGTGAATGTGTATTTCAAAAGAACTTCAATTGGTTCATTCACAAGTTCATCGGGCAGGCAGGAACTTCCCCTGTGTTTAACTGCTACGACTTCGAAGATGGGTTCATGTTTGCATAAAGAATTCGGGGGCATTCGTGCCCCCTTTTTTATAGTTTTTATTTTTTATTTTATGGCAGGGGAGGTGTCGATCATTTTCGTCTTCGGGGTTACCTCACCCCTCTCTCCGTTGTGCCCTTAGTATAAGATCTCAGGGCACCCCCAGCGGCTGACCCTGTGCCACTTCGTGGACTGGACACCAAACCCCCACAGCACCCCCAGACCCCCTATACTAAGAGCATGAACAGCACCGAACTCAAGGCATTGAACTTCTCCATGACCCTGCAGGACCGTTGCATCGCACTCGCTGAGATCCTGGCAGGTGAGATCAATGGTGACCTCTCCTACGTGCCTGAGGAGGATGCGGAGCGTATCCTGGCACGTCTGACCCCTGACAACCTGCAAGAGACGGCAGAGGAACTGGCACAACTTGCCTACTGGTTCAACTGATCACCCCCTATACTAAGAGCATGAAAAACACACACCTCGAACACCCCGAAGATGAGATCCTCACGGGCAATCTTGATGTTCTGGATTGGTTCACTGCTGCTGGCACTCTCAGTGTTAAGATTGACGGTGCTCCCGCAATTGTATGGGGCACAAACCCTGCAACTGGTAAGTTCTTCATTGGCACCAAAGCAGTCTTCAACAAAGTAAAGATTCGCATTGCACACAATCATGAAGAAATCGATCAATTCTATGATGGTGAAGTTGCAAAAATTCTGCACGTTTGTTATGATTGCCTTCCTCATTCAGACTCCATTCTGCAGGGAGATTTTATCGGGTTTGGTGGATCTGATGAATACAACTCCAACCTACTCACTTACAAGTTCCCAGAGGTAGTAGATCAACAGGTGATCATTGCACCTCACACTCGTTATGAGGCAATTGCAGATCTTCGTGATAGTTGGGCAATCCCTCTCACGGTGAATCTGGAGTCTACTGATTCCGTGCTATTCGTGAAACCTGATGCATGGATTGCACACGGTCAAACCCGATTTGCTGATGTAGAGGAAGTCTGCAACTTTGCCCGACAGATGGCAACCACTGCCACCTTTGTAACTGATAAAGAGGCAGCAAAGATTAAGCAACAGATCAATGCCTGCATTCGTGCTGGTGAGGAAGTCAACCCTGAAGACTTCGATTGTGATACCAACCTGCTGCGTTTGTGGGCACTGGTGAAGTCTATCAAAGATGACTGCCTCTATCTCTGCCGCAACAATGGTCCTGCAGCATACCTCTACGGGAATCGCATTGATGCCGAAGGTTATGTACTGACCAATGAGTTTGGTATGTTCAAACTGGTGAATCGTGAGGTCTTTTCTAATGCTAATTTCAACCACGGTCGTTTCCAGTGTGCCGCATGAGGGAGTGAATCACTACCTTGCTGCCGCTCTCCTGATGATCGTCGCCATCGGTTTCCCCATGATGTGTGCCGCCTTGGGCATGAAGGTCAACACCCGCAACGGATGGTGGGACTGACCCCCCTGACCTGCTACAATACACTCACACGCAACCACCCATGAACGCTCTCACCTCCATGATCCCCGAAACCGAAACCTACAACGGATGGGCAAACTGGGAGACCTGGAATGTCTCTCTCTGGATCGGCAACGATGAGGGACTCTACCATGAGGCACGTCGCATTGCCCGACGTGGAGGCACCTATCAGGACCTGGTGGCAATGCTTTGGGAGTGTGGCAGCAAGGAGACTCCTGACGGATGCCGATGGGATGATCCTGCCATCGATGGGATCGAAATCAACGACATGATGGAGGAACTGTCGGAGGAGTGACCTCCCCCCGATCTGCTACAATACTCTCACAACCACAACCGATCCATGCGAATCGAAGTCCGTTACCAGACCCCCTACAACTCCTGTGAGTGGAGGTCTCAATGGTTCACCAGTCTGGCAGAGGCAGAGTGCATGGTGGACTTCTATCGATCCTGTGGATCTCCTGCCCACGTGGCACCTTCCTCTCTGGCACAGTTCGATCATCTGATGCCCCTCTGACCCCTTATACTGATTCAGTCAACACACAGACCCATGACCAAAGATCTCGCTACCTCCCTGCTGAACCGTGCCACCACTGGCACCCAACTCCTGGAGATCCTGGAGAGCATTGCCACCGATACGGAGCAGGGCACTGTTACGGATTTTGAAGGCAACCCCGTGATCTGGTGACCCGATCTGCTAGGATGATCTCAGTTCAAACGACCCCCATGATCCTCTCTCAGTCAACCGACCTCCGTACCCGTCAAATCGTTTGGACTGCCCGTGGCAACGACGACTCCCTCATGGGGTCACGTCTTCAGCCCCAATTGGGCATCTCTGCCTATGCCATCGCAGGGCAGTTCGCTGATGTCTTTCGGGATGACCTGAAGCAGGGTTGACCCCTGCCCCCGATCTGCTACAATACTCTCAAGTCAACCGACCCCCCATCATGACCGCAACCGAACTGAACGCAGCAATCGCAGCAGGTCAATTCAAGATCACCCGTCTGCCCGTCCGTGGTCCCCGTACGGGTGAGGCAACCATGTCTCAGGTTGGAGGCAGCAAGACCGCATGGCGACCTGCAGTGAAAGCAGGTCATGCCAACCGTCACATCCGCAGCGGTGCCCCTGCCTGATCGTTCGTGACCAAGACAGTGCCCCCGTGCCCGTGCGGTTCGGGGGTTGCCGCCGTTATATAAAACCCATGGGTCCCTGTAATCTATAAAGTCTTGCTTTTGCCATCTCTCTATACAACGAATATAAAAATTTTTTTTAATATATAAAAAATAAAAATAAGTTTGATGTAAATGAGAAAAAATTCCGGAGAAATTTTTAAGCCCCTACAAGTCGATCCAATTACTGGGGAGTATTATCTTGTAATACCAGAAGAATTAATTAATGACTTAGATTGGTACGAAGATACAGAAATTAAATTAGAGTTATCTGGTGCGGAAATTATCCTATCTGAGAGAGATTGACAGGTCATACATAATAGAGTATGATATTGAAGTAATTACAATCTATTATGGCTAAAGGATTTACTGTAAAAGCAAAGGCACCCGCAGCTGGGGGGTCTGTAGAAGAATGGGATTATGAAAAAGCCCGAGAACTAGTGCGTGGTAAAGTCATTGTCTTTTGTCTGCCAGGTCGTAGTGTATCTTACACTTACCTAAAAAGTTTTGTACAACTCTGCTTTGACTTGGTGCAGGCAGGGGCAAGCATTCAAATCTCGCAAGATTATTCATCAATGGTAAACTTTGCAAGATGCAAGTGCTTAGGTGCGAATGTGCTGCGTGGTCCTGACCAACTGCCCTGGGATGGCAAGCTTCCTTATGATTGGCAACTTTGGATTGATAACGATATTGTTTTCAATACAGAAAAGTTTTTTCAACTTGTTCTGATGGAAAAAGACATTGCGGCTGGTTGGTACTGCACCGAAGATGGAGTGACGACTTCTGTTGCCCACTGGCTTGAGGAAGATGATTTCCGCAACAATGGTGGTGTGATGAATCATGAAACTCTTGAAAGTATCTCAAAACGTCGTAAACCATTCACTGTCGATTATACTGGTTTTGGTTGGCTTCTGATTAAGAAAGGTGTCTTTGAGCATCCCGAAATGAAGTACCCCTGGTTTGCACCTAAAATGCAAGTCTTTGAATCGGGTGAAGTTCAGGACATGTGTGGAGAAGACGTATCGTTCTGTTTAGATGCTAAAGAAGCAGGATTTGAAATTTGGTGCGATCCACGTATTAGAGTTGGTCACGAGAAAACAAGAGTGATTTGATAGTATGTCAAACGATCGCTATAATATTCTCTGTCAAGGCCGTAGAATTTACACTGGTCTAACAGAAGAAGAATATTTCGATACCATGGAAGATCTGGCAATTGAATTTTATCAGACAGGTGCTCCATGTCCTGAAGATCTTGAAACTGAAATTTTAAAAGGAGATAATGTATGGCCAAAGCAAAAGTCGGTTTAAATAAAAGTTCTTATATCCCCGGTCCTCCGAAAAAGTCTCGGCAGGGTGATGGTGGTGGTACTAAATACGCAGCAACGTCTCGTAATGGTGCCAGAAAAAAATACCGTGGGCAGGGAAAATAAATGTACTATCTAGAGGGAGATGATGAATGGTACAATATTCATCCATCAGACCTTTGGATATACAATAAATTATTCTTAAGTCGGGTTTTAGGTTATACTTGTGGTCCAGTCGGTACCACGGTACCTAAACCCGACTTTTATATTGTCCGACCATCATTCAATTTACTTGGTATGGGTCGGTTTGCACGTAAAGAATGGGTCGAAAATGAGACAGATCACTTTCACCCTGCAGAATTTTGGTGTGAAATCTTCACTGGCACTCATTTAAGTGTCGATTATTACAAAAAATGGTCGGAACTCGTTGTCGTCGGCACTAAAGATGATTCTGATCCATACTATAAATGGAAAAAATGGGAAAAAATCGACTGTAATATTGAATTTCCAGAAATTTTAAATAATTTAAAGGGTGACTATGACTGGATCAACTGCGAATTTATCAATGGAAACCTAATTGAAGTGCATTTTCGTAGAAATCCTGATTTTAGGCATGGAAACTCGGTTGCAATACCCGTTTGGGACGAAGAAAAAGTTGAAAATATGAAATTTATTGATGATGGGGAGTATTTTCGCAAAGGATTTTACATTAACTAAATAGATTTTTTCAATCAAGTGAATTGAAACAGTTTCCGATGGGTAAACACCTGCTTCTAGAGGTGTATGGTGTTAATTTTGAAGCGATTAATGACGTGAAATCACTTCAAGAAGCAATGATAAGAGGCATTAACCGTGCCAAAATGACTATTCTGAATACTTTCTCACATTGCTTTCTTCCACAGGGTTGTACGGTCGTTGTGGCACTAGCAGAGAGTCATGTATCGTGCCATACTTGGCCAGAAAACGGATGCATTGCCGTGGATGTATATACATGTGGAGAAGGAAATCCACGATTAATTGCACTTGAAATTTTAAAATATTTAAATTCAGATTCTTATAGTCTTCGGGAAGTAGATCGTTAAATAGAGGTAGGGAGATAGCAACCTCCTTTATAAAAGTTCTGTTTTATTCAGTTAAAACAGGAGCTACTATGTCGAATTTACCCGTTGATCGAGACCCCAATTACATGAGAGAAATGTGGGGTACATCTAAACTAATTACAGATTATGAATCTGCACAACCGAAAAGAATTATTCAAGAGGTTATGCACGATTTGGCACCAAAGCACGATTTGAAGAAACAAGTAGAATTACATGAAAAAATAAGAAATGATGACGATTATGATGATTGGGAGTATGGAACAGAACCAACATATGGTTCTCCCTGGCACTGAATATAAATAAAGCAAAGAAAACTCTTGGTCAATGGCATCTCAAAAAATATCTAGATCTTTCAAAGATATTAGCCTATCATTCGAACCTCATCCAGTAACAAAAGATCTTCAAGTTTTAAAGAATGAAAATGCGATTCGTAGATCTGTGAGAAATATTGTCGAAACGATACCAACAGAAAAGTTCTTTAATTCAACATTTGGTTCCCGAGTCAGAGACAGTCTATTTGATTTTGTAGATTTTGGTACTGCTTCTGTCATACAAACTGAAATTGAAACTGCGATTGCAAATTATGAACCTAGAGTTGAAGTTATTCAAGTTGAAGTTGAACCAAATCCAGATGAAAATGCTTTTTATGTGAATATTGTGTTTAATATTATTGGTCAAGAGTTTCCCACTCAAGAATATTCGTTCCTATTAGAGGCAACAAGATAAAATGCCTTTTACTAAATTTACTAATTTAGATTTCGATCAAATCAGAGATTCTATAAAAGATTATATTCGTGAAAATTCAGACTTCACGGATTTTGACTTTGAAGGATCTAATTTTTCTGTGCTGATTGATACTTTAGCATATAACACATATATTACAGCATTCAATACAAACATGGTTGTTAATGAGTCTTTCTTAGACTCTGCAACTCTTAGAGAGAATGTAGTCTCACTAGCAAGAAATGTTGGATATATACCTCACTCAACAACAGCATCTAAAGCACAAATATCTTTTAGCATAACTGGGTTATTAGATGGTAATGGTAAGCAAACTACTAAGACTTTAACATTAAAAGCAGGATTAGTTTGTACAGGTGATATACAAAATACTTCTCATGTATTTTCAATACCAGAAAATATCACAGTAAATGTAAGTTCTGCTGGTATAGCAAGTTTCAATAATATAACAGTATATCAAGGAACATTTTTAACAAGTAAATTTAAGTATGACGGGTCCTTAGACCAAAGATTTATTTTAGATAACCCATTTATTGATACTTCTACAGTTAGAGTTTATGTAAAAAAAGCATCGAATGCAGAAGAACTAGGATTTAAATATAATCAAGTAGAAAATATTTTAAATTTAGATGAAACATCGAGAATCTTTTTGATTCAAGAAGTTCAAGATGAAAAATATGAAATATTCTTTGGTGATGGATTAATTGGTAGAAAGTTAGGAAATGGTACAAATCAAGACGGAGATATTATAACAGCAAATTATATTGTCACTGAAGGTAAGAAGGGAAATGGTGTAGGAAGATTCTTATTTTCTGGTTCTTTAGAAGATGATAATAATGATGTTTTAGTTCTAGATTCACCCGTTACGGTGACGACAAATCAAGTATCCCAAAATGGATCTGACATTGAAAGAATTGATTCTATTAAATATTTTGCACCAAGAATTTATGCATCACAAAATAGAGCAGTTACCGCAAGTGATTATGAATCAATAATCAAAAGAGTTTATCCAGATACAGAATCTGTCAGTATTGTTGGTGGTGAAGAATTAGATCCACCAGAATATGGCACGGTGATGATTAGCATTAAGCCTAAAAATGGAACATTTGTTTCAGATTTTAATAAGAAAAATATATTAGACAATTTAAGAAAATATAGTGTTTCTGGAATTAATCAAAAAATAGTTGACCTTAAAGTTCTATATGTTGAAATTGATGCTGGTATTTACTATGATTATTCAAAAATTTCTTCTGCAGAATTTTTAAAGAATAAAGTTGTAAATTCTCTGAACAAATATGCAAACTCTTTAGATCTTAATAAATTTGGTGGGAGATTCAAGTATAGTAAAGTTTTACAAATTATAGACAATACTGATTTTTCAATCACCTCAAATATCACAAAAGTTAGAATTAGAAGAGATTTACCAGCTTATATAAATCAATATGCACAATATGAACTTTGCTTTGGTAATAAGTTTCATATCAGCAAGAAAGGATATAATATTAAATCAACTGGTTTTACAATATTTGGTGAATCTGATACTGTGTACTTTACAGATATTCCAAGTGATGATGGAAAAACAGGATTTTTATCAATAGTTAAACCCATCAGTGAGACAGAGACGAGAGTTGTTTTAAAATCTGCTGGAACAATTGATTATGAAAAGGGAGAAATCCTCATTAATAATATAAACATTACTTCTACGGTAAAAGAAAATAACATTATCGAAGTTCAGGCAATACCAGAATCAAATGATGTGGTTGGATTAAAAGAATTATATTTAAATTTCAGTATTTCAAAAAGTGAAATAAATATGATAAAGGATGTAATATCTTCTGGTGAAGAAGTATCTGGATCAGAATTTACTAAAAATTATTATACATCTAGTTACCTTAACGGAAATCTTATAAGAAAGTAATATGATACAGACGGGATTTGATTCAAGGGTTAAAATTCATCAAATTATTGAAAGTCAACTTCCAAGTTTCGTTTTGGATGAAAATCCAAAAGTGGGAGAATTTTTAAAACAGTATTACATTTCACAGGAATATCAGGGTGGTCCAGTTGATATTGCCGAAAATTTAGATCAATATTCAAAAGTTAGCAATATTTTATCATCATCAATTTCAAATAGAAGTATATACTTGACTTCTGATATTGGAACTGAAAATAAAATTACAATTAATGTAAACACTACAGAAGGATTTCCTGAAAAATACGGTTTACTAAAGATTGATGATGAAATCATTACTTATACTGGAATAACCACAAACTCTTTCTTAAATTGTCAACGTGGTTTTAGTGGTATTACTAACTACCATCAAGAAATAAATCAAGAAGAATTAATATTCCAAAATTCTGAGGCTTCATCTCATAAAGCATCTGCAAAAATTACCAACTTAAGTGCTTTATTCTTAAAAGAATTATTTAAAAAATTAAAGTATACTTTTGCACCAGGATTTGAAGAAATTGATTTTGATGAAAATCTCAATCCAGGAAACTTTATTAAGTCTATTAGGGCATTTTATCAATCTAAAGGAACTTCAGAATCGTTTAAAATTTTATTCAAAGTTTTATATGGTGTTAACGCATCTATTGTTAACTTAGAAAATTTTCTACTTAAACCATCAACAGCAGAATATCTCAGAAGAGAAGTTGTTTTAATTGAAAAAATTTCTGGAGAACCAAATAACCTAGTTGGTCAACAAATTCAAAAAAATAATGATCCTGCAACAACTGCATCAGTATCTAATGTTGAAATTTTAACAAGAAATTTTAAAACATATTATAAATTATCTTTATTTGTTGGTTACGATATACCATCTGCAGTTCAAGGTACTTTTAAAGTTACACCTAACTCAAAATGTACAGAAGCAGTATCTATTGGGTCTTCAATAATTTCAGTAGATTCTACAATTGGTTTTGAAGAATCTGGAGTTCTTGTTTCGGGTGAAAATACTAATATAACATATACAAATAAATCAATTAATCAATTTTTCGGTTGTTCTGGTATAGAAACTGCTATTCCATTTGCCGCAGATATTCGTAATGATCAAATATATTTTGGGTATGAAAATGGGGATCTAACAAAGAAGGTTACTTTTAGCATTTTAGGGTCTTTAGCAAAATTTGAACAAATTTCGGAATATCTTAATGGTGTTGCAGAAGGAGATTCTATTAATATTAAAAGTCTAGGCAACCCAATTATAAAAACTAGATTTTCTAATAAATCGTTCAAAGAAGTTTTTGTAAATTCTTGGTTATATAATGCAAACTCAAGATTTCATATTGATAATTTCAATGGTCCAAAATCATTAAATTTAAAGTCACCAATTTTAAAAGATGATCAAACTAGTTTTAAACATGGTGATCAAGTAGAAATTGTTCAAAGAGGTACAAACAACGTCGTATTTACTTCTTATATTGACGAGAAAATTGGTGAAAATACAACTTCTATTAAGATTTTAGGAAACTTTACACCCGTATCTGGTGTATTATATGATTTAAGAAGAAAACTTAATAAAGCAAGTAGTGTTTATGCTCCTATAAAATTTGGTAACGATACTTTAATATCTGACATTAGTAACTTATATACAGATACAAACTATGGATACGTTGCATCAAATTCTTTACCATCTAGTAATAGAGGATTTAGTATTCCATATAATTATCAGATAACTAAAAAGTTAGATAGTTATACAATTAATAATACTAGTGGTGCTTTAGAAACTTTAATTGATATTAATTATAGTGTAATAGCATTTGAAAATCCAATTACTTTCATTACTGGAGATAGAATTTTTTATAAACCAAACACAGATACTCTTGTTGGATTAGATACTGGATTTTATTTTGTAGAAATGGTGTCTCCAGATGCAAAGAAAATAAGATTATATGCATCTTCATCTTTTATTGGAAGTTCAAATTATGTTCTTTTTAGATCTCCATATAATTCTGGAATAGGAACACATACTTTTACACTTGCATCGCAAAAATCTGGAGTAATTGGACCACAAAAATTACTGAAAAAGTTCCCACTTAACTTTAATCCAAATGTTACTGATGATAAGAGTAAAGTAATTTTACCAGGTCCAGTTGGAATGCTAGTTAATGGTGTTGAAATTGATAGTTATAAATCTCAGGATAAGATTTATTATGGACCATTAAAGTCAATTTCTGTGATTAACAGTGGAAGAGATTATGATGTTATCAATTTACCAAAAATTTCTGTCTCTGCTGGTATTGGAACTACTGCACTCATTCAACCCGTAATCAGTGGTTTAATTAAAAAAGTATACGTTGATCCACAAGATTTTGACATTGATAGGATTGTTTCTATTGGGGTAAATGGTGGTAATGGTCGTGGGGCAGTTTTAGAACCTATCTTGAATCTAAGACTTAGAGAAGTTCTTTTTGATGGTAGAGCAACTACTACAGGTGGTGGTATAAACACCACTACAGGGCAACTAACGTTTGATACAGACCATTTCTTTGCAGATGGTGAAGAAATCTTCTATAATGCAAATGGTAATAAAGGAATTGGTGTTGGAATAGGAACTTCAACTCTGATTGATAGTTCTTCATATTATCCAAAAAGCACAAGTCCAAGAACAGTATTACTATATCCAAGTCTAAAGGATTACTCTACTGGTATTAATACTATAAAGTTTAACACTGATAATAATTTTGGTGTTCATAAGTTTTATACAAAATCAAATAAAAAAACCTTAACAGAAATTAAAATAATTGATGGTGGAGAAGGTTATACTAATAGAAAGTTGATTGTAAAACCATCGGGGATATCCACATCAAGTAATACTGTTAATTTCACAAATCATGGATTTAATGATGGTGATTTGGTAGTATATAATTATCAGACAAGTCCAATAGTTGGAGTCTCAACAGATACTTCTAATCAGTTTTATATTCTAAAAATAGATGACAATTCATTTAGGATTTGTGATGCTGGAATAAATGGAACAGTTGCAACCAATTATGAAAGAAAAAATTATGTTAAATTTAAATCAAAAGGTTCTGGTTATCAATATTTTAGTTATCCCTCAATTTTGGTTTCGGTTGAGTTCACTTCTGTAGGCATTGCATCTACAGTTCAACCAACAAAAGTTTTAAATATAACACCATCAGTTAGAGGAAAAATTATAGATGCATATCTATATGAATCTGGAACTGGATATGGATCTACAATATTAAATTTTGAGAAAAAACCAATCATAACAATTAAGAATGGTAAAGATGCAAAAGTTACTCCAAATATTAGTGAAGGAAGAATTAATACCGTAAAAATTGAATATGGTGGATTAGAATATTATTCTACACCAGATATTGTAGTTACAGATCCAAGTGGTAAGGGAAGTGGAGCTGAATTTTTACCAATTATAGAAAATGGAAGAATAAAGTCAGTTAAAGTTATAAATTCTGGTATAGGTTATTCATCGACTTCTAAAATTTCTGTTGTTTCTGCAGGTTCAAATGGATTCTTTAATTCTGAAGTTAGATCTTTAACTTTAAATAATGTATCTAGGTTTGGTAGTGAATTTATTTCTGAAACCCTAGAAAATGATTTAAAGTATGCATCTATTGCATACAATAAGCAATTGCAAGATGCATTTAGTGATAACGGTGCTAATCACTCTAAAATTATCGGATGGGCATATGATGGCAATCCAATTTATGGTGCATATGGATACACCAATCCACAGAACGTAAATTCTGCTCCAAAATCTCTTGTATCTGGATATCAATTAGACATTACTTATACTGATCGTCCTTCTGGATTTGTGTCTGGATTTTTTGTTGAGGATTACAAATATACGGAAAATGGTGATCTTGATGAAAATAATGGAAGATTCTGCAAAACACCAGAATTTCCACTTGGTGTTTATGCTTATTTTGCACCAATCAATAATATTAGCTTCCAACCTCAATTCCCATATTATATTGGTGATGCTTTTAAATCAAATGTGATTGAAGATAATTTATACTTAAATCAAAAATTATTTGATTTTTCAACATCTGGAGTTTTAAGGAATACTTACCCATATAAACTAATTGATCCAAACGTTGAAAATGATTTTCTTTCAAGTTTTTCGGATTTAAAAAATCAGGTTGTTAAAGTACAATCTGTTTCCACTGGAAATGTAGATTCATATGAGATTGTAAATGATGGGGATAATTATAAAATTAATGATATATTAAGATTTAAATCTGATGATGGAGAAGATTTATCAGCAAAAGTATCTTCATTAAAAGGTAAAGATGTTACAAATATTGTTTGCAACCAAGATGTTTACAATAACGTAATTCTTACTCAGATTAATCCAGAAAAGTTGCAACTTTCTATATTGCCATCACATGATTTACTTAATAATGAATTTATTTCATTAACTGGTTTTTCAACTATTTTTACAAAATTAGATGGAATTTATCAAATTGGTGTATCTTCTATAACTACAACTTTAACTAAGAATATACCTGCAAATGTATCAATTGGTTCAACTGAAATTTATGTTTCTCAAATACCATCTACAATTTCAGCAGGAAGTAGTATTGGAATTGGCACAGAAGTTGTAAAAGTTTTAAATCTATTCAGAATAAAAAATATAATTCGAGTTTACAGAGATACTGTTGGAGTTGCTCATAGTGCCCAAGCACAAATTTCACTTCTACCAAATTCATTTACTATTGATAAAAATCTAGGAGATAATGTTGATTCTAAATTGAATGACAGAGTTTATTTTAATCCTAGAGAATCTATCGGTGTTGGGACTGGATCTGGAGATGGAACGTCAGTATCATTTAATTTTGCTGATTTTACAGTATCTAGAGATATTCCAACAAGGACAATCTACTTAGAAAATCATCCATTCATAACTAATCAAAAGGTAAGATTTACTCCACCCTCTGGTACAATATCAGTTTCAACAAACGGTTCATCCACATTTAGTATACCGATTAACGGGCAATATCAAGATTTTTACATTGTTAATAAAACAATCAATAGTATTGGATTAAAAACATCTTTTGATGCCCCAGAATTGTTCTTCCATACAAATGGAAATGATGATGATCGTTATTTGCTAGAAAGTACTTTTAATCAAATTACGGGTTCTTTAACAAGATTTAAAACAACAGTTTCTGTCGCAAGTTCTCATGGATTAATTAGTGGTGATACTGTAAAATTAAATGTTAAACCAAATCTCAATGTTGGTATTGGATTAGTACCTCCAGGTCCTATTGGAACTGGAGAATCTACATCTGTTAGGGTTTCTTTTAATGAAGACTATCAAAAACTTGTTTTAGATCCTGTTGGATTTGGTTCTACATCTATAACAGTTTCAAATTTTTATTATACAAAACCCACTCAACAACCATCAATCGGAGTATTGGTGGGGTTAGGATTTACGGTGGGACTTGGAACTACTGGCAATAGAAGTGGGCAAGATGTTTACGATTTTATTTGGAGTAATTACTCAAAATTTGACTTAGATGGTGATGGTGTAGTAAGTTACAACGATGCTCTAGTGGCTACTAGAGAAATGATTGGAGTTGGATTTACTGGAGATGCTCTGATTAAAGATGTGATATTCCCAGGAAATGCCACAAGAAGAACGGCAACATCAATAAGGTCTTATATAAACTCTTTAACTTCTAATGTTGGCATTGGCAGCACAACTTATGATATTAATAATAGTGGAATAGTAGATGCCTCAATTGATGGAGAACTTCTTAAGAGATTTACAAATACAGATGGACTAGGTAAACCTGGAGTATATAACCCATCTTCTTTAAGAGGTACTATTAGACTAATAAATCATAGATTTAAAACTGGAGACAAAGTATTATATACAAGTAACAGTAACAATTTATTACAACCATTAGATGATGGTGAATATTATATTGTTAGAGTTGATAAAGATAATATTCAACTGGCATTAACCTACAAAGATTGCACCGTTGATCCACCAAATACTGTCAGTATTGGGTTTAGTGGTATGGAGGGTCAATCAGTTGGATTGATTAACCCAGAAATAAAAGTAACTAAAAATAATTCTATCAATTTTGATCTATTAGATCCTTCTCTCTCTGGTTATGATTTTAAAGTTTATTTTGACAAATCATTTATACATGAATTTGTTTCAACAGCTTCTACTAGTTCGTTTAATAGTTACAGGGTAGGAAATCCTGGAATTAGTACAAATGCATCTTTAAAAATTATTTTTGATGATCAGATTCCACAAAGATTATATTATGGTTTAGAAAAAGATGGTAAAGTTATAAATTCAGACTTTGATGTTAAGCAAAATTCATCAATTTCTTATGAAGATAGTCTATTCATAGAAAGTGACACATATACTGTGGTAGGGGTAGCATCCACAACCTTCAATATTTTCTTAAAGAGATTACCGGAGAGACTATCTTATGCTAGTACAGAGTGTCAAAGTTTAGAATATGTCACTTCATCTAAGACTACTAAGGGACCAATTCATCAGATTGAGATAACATCATCAAAATCAGATTATAATACAGTTCCAGTTTTAAATGAAATTGTAACAGATGATGGTATTGATGCAAATATTATTTTAGATTCAAAAACAATTGGTGACATAAAGGAAGTTAATATAATTAATGAAGGTTTTTCATATCAATCTGATATTACGTTAAAACCATCTGCGTATATTTCACCACAAATATTCATTAAAGATGCAAATACAATTAAAGATATTTCTGTTCTAAAAGGTGGTTCAAATTATACTAATGCACCAAGTATAGTAATAGTTGATGTTCTAACGGGTCAAAAATTAGATACAGGAATTTTAGAAGCTAGATTATCTGGTAGTTCAGTATCTTCAGTTGCTATTATTCAAAAACCAAAAGGTCTTGTAGATACAGAAATAAAATTAGCAGCAACAAATAACACAAATGGATTCAGTATTCAAAAGATTGAATATTATTCTTCGGTAATTTTTGATGTTTATATTTCACAACCAACCGATGGATTTGTGACTGCACCCTTTGCTCCTGGAGATGAAGTCTTTATCGAAGGTATTCAGAAAAATACCAGTCTTTCTGGTAACGGATTTAATTCTGAAAATTATGGTTATAAGTTCTTTAAGGTAATTGATTTTAATACTACAGGTTTATTAGCAAGAATAAGAGTAGACGCATCAGCATTAACAGATGATGTTGGGACGCCAAAAACAATTCAGGATTTTGTTCCAGTAATAGTTAATAGAAAAATCTATCCAGAATTTGAATTAACTAAGGAGAAATTGGGATTTGCTTTAAATGAAAAAGTGTTCTCAAATGGAATAGAGAGAGATTTAAAAGTAACTTCTTTTAATAATTCATACATAAAAGTTTTTGGTTCATATGAATTAAATGTTGGAGAAAAAATTACTGGGAAACAATCTGGAACTATTGTAACTATCTCTGAAATTAGAGAGAATTTTGGACAATTTGAGATAGATTATGCAACAAAAACAAATACTGGATGGGCAAATAATATCGGTAAATTAAATAATGACATACAAGTTGTTCCTGATAATGATTATTATCAAAATTTATCATATACAATTAAGAGCCCTATTACATATGATCAATCTAAAACAGTTGTAAATAATTTCTTGCATACGATTGGTACAAAAAACTTTAATGATACTGGCATAACTTCATCACGTAATTTCACATTTACTAGTGAAGACTCTACCATTGCAATAAAAGATATTATTACTGAGCAAAGAACTGAAACTGTTTATGGTTTTGATCTTGTAAAAGATATTGGTTCATTTAATGGTTATTCAAAGTTTATAAAATTTGATAGTAAACTTTTAACTCCATTTATTAGCAACAAAACCAATAGAGTTTTAAAAATTGATAATATCAATAAACAGTTTTCAAATTTAGATTCAAATTTAAATCAATATCTTGATATAATCAATTTATCTACATCCAATATTCAGTACTTGGATGCTCTTGTAAAAATATCAACTAGTGATGGCTCTAAAGTTCAATTGACAGATTTAGTTGTTGTAAATAATGGATCTGATGCTTTCTTACTAGAGAAAGGCACAATTGTCACTGCAGGAATTGGATCTACAGAATATGCTGGAGAAAAGATTGGTGAGTTTTCTTTAGAAACAAAAAATACTGAAGTCAATTTAAGATTTGCACCTGTAGATTTTGCAAATACGGATTATGATATTAAATTTATACAAAAGTCGTTCCAAACTAATGCAATTGGAGTGGCATCAACTTCGATAGGATTTATTACAAAATTTAACTCCATAAAAAGTACATCTGGATTAAGCACTACAGTTGGTCTTACAACCAATATTTTATCTGTAGATGCGTCAGTATTTAAATCTCTCCATGCATCTGTACATATAACCGATACTGTTAGTAACAAGATGCAATATTCTGAGTTATATGTGACTCATGATAATAGTGATACTTTTATTTCTGAATTTTACTTTGATGACTTTGGTGCAGATGAAAATGGATATACTGCTGGATTTATTGGATCATTTGCAGCCAATTTAAGTTCTAATGTCTTATCATTAGATTTTGAAAATCTAACTTCCCAAAATAATGTTTCAGTTAAGGCAAATATTGTTGGTTTTGGAACTACAACAATTGGTATTTCGACATATAGGTTTAAAACATCTGGAACTCCAAATGGTTCAGAGAGAAGTGCAATATACGACTCATATGCTACATCGGGATTAACCACTAATCCATTAGTAGTATCTTCATACAATTACACCTTATTTAATTCGAGCAAATCTCTAGTAGAAGTAAGTATTGGTTCTACTAAAGCAGTTCATCAAGTTTTAACAATTCATGATGGTTCTTCAGTATATGTAAAACAACTACCATTTTTATCAGTTAGTGGTATTTCAACAAATGATACTAGACTTGGGTTAGGTACTTTTGGTGGGAATATTTCCGGTGGAAATGTTATTTTGACATTCTATCCAGATAACAATCTATCAGGAACTGTTAAATTATCAAGTTTTAATAAATTGTTGTATACTATTACTGATGCAATTAATATTGCACCACCATTAAATTATAAAGACAGTAATGGATTAACATTCACAAGAGATTCCGTAATTGTCAAGTTTTATAACTCATTTAATGGTGGAAGAATCAATAAAACAGATTTTGTAATGTTCTCTGATGAATTACCAATTTTTGCTAGAGAATTTGATACAAGTGACCCTGACGATTTAGATTTAACCACTGGGACATTTAAATCATCAAAGCATTTCTTTAGTGAAGATGAAGAGTTAATTTACACACCTAAATCAACAATAATAGGTATTGGAACAGTTGCATTAACATATAAATCTGGTATTGCTACAGGGATCTTACCATCAACAGTTTATGTTGTTAATAAAACGGAAGATTCTTTCCAAATTTCAACCACAAAAACTGGAACAGCCGTTACGTTTACATCTGCTGGTGAAGGTAACGCACATGTTTTAGAAATGAAGAAGAAAAATGAAAAATGTGTAATAACAATAGACGATGTAATTCAATATCCAATATTCCCTAAGCAAATATATTATCAGTTGAATAACACTATAGGTGCTGGTCAATCGTCTTTCCAAGTTACTGGAATTAGCACCATTGTACCTAAAGATATTATAAAAGTTGATAATGAATATATGGGTGTAATTAGTGTTGGATTTGGAACAACATCAACTGGTCCCGTAAATGGAATTGGCACTTATCCATTAGTAACAGTAACGAGAGGTTACTTAGGAACTGCCTCAACCTCACACTCTGCAGGTGCCCAAGTATCTGTAAATGTTGGTGCTTTTAACATTGTCCAAAATATTTTATATTTTGCTGACCCACCAAAGGGCAATGTTCAAGAAGAAAAAGATCAAAGTAATTTAGATTCAATTAAGTCTGATTTTACAGGAAGAGTTTTCTTAAGAAATGATTATACTACAAATATCATTTATGATGATATTTCAACAAAATTCAATGGAATCGGTAGAACATTTACATTGACAGTTGGCAGTGCAAATACAGTAGGTCTAGGAACAAGTGGTGGAAATGGATTGCTATTAATCAACGGCATATTCCAAACTCCTACAACAAGTAATAACCCTAAAAATAATTTTGCACTTAGAGAAAATGCTGGAATAACGAGTGTTGTGTTCTCAGGCATTAGACCAGGAGGTGGTGCAGAAGTTGATATTGTATCTGAATATGATATTAATCAAAATGACAGACCTAGAGGTGGTTTAATAGTCTCTATAGGTTCAACACTTGGGATTGGTTATGCACCATTAGTTGGGGCAATAGTAAAACCAATTGTTAGTGCTGCAGGTACAATTACTTCTGTTGTTGGGACATCATATACCGGAACTGCAGTATCTGTAAGCACTGCAAGTTATAACAATTTCTCTGGAATAATTGAAATAACAACGACACAACCACATAGATTATCTGAAAGTGATTTGGTAAGACTGGTTGGTTTAGGTTTTACTTGCCCATCTAATGCTGGGGTTACGTCATTTTTCCCAAGAGATACCGTATCTAGATTGGAGACATTTTTCCCAATTGTCAGTGTCGCATCAAGTACTACGTTTACTGCAAAAGTTGGGACAAGTACATTACCGCATACATATATTGGTTTTGGTACAGTATTCCCTTGGTATAATTTAAATATTGGTTCTGGATATAGAGGACCTGTATCTGTTGCCATAACACAATCTGGTCATAGTGGTACAATAGCATCTATAACTGCCAATGTAGGTGCTGGTGGAACTCTCTCCTTTACAGTTAACACTGGTGGAAGTGGTTATAGCACTATTACACCATGTGAAGTGTTCCTTCCAGACCCATCTTACGCAAATCTACCTGTACAAGGAGTTTCCCGTATTGGTATAGGATCTACAACACAAACAGGAGTTGGATTGGTACTAAGTTTGGATGTTGATAGTAATCCATATTATGCTGGAGGTAGATTCTATGATGCTGCTAATTTAATTTCTAGAAACTTACAGTTTATTGCTGATATTGCGGTCGGTAGAATGTTAGCAAACTATCCTGGTTTTACAGTACCAGGTGGTAATAAAGAGTGTACAGATGACATCAAAGCTGTTCTAGAAACAGTTTTATACAATTTAAGATTTGGTGGAAATGATCAAGTTTGGGAAGCAGCAAATATATACAAAACAAATCAAACATTACTGGCTGGTGAAGAGCAGCAGTCAATATTTGCATTTAACCAAGCAAGAGATATTGCAATTCAGGTAATGAGAAATGAAGTCGTCGATACAGGTGGATATACGACTGAAGTGCAAGTAATTGACAATACTATTATTGGAGATGTATCCCAATTACCAGGGGTGTACACATTTAGTGGTGAGTGTGCAAACGTTGCATCAGCAATTGGATCTTATGTTGGTATTGTTACAGGAACTATTGCAAATGTAATTTCATATGGTGCAACTGCAACAGTACCTGCAACTAAAACTGTTGCACCAGGATCTTTGTTTAGTATCAAAAATTTCACTATCACAAGACCTGGATACTCATTTAAGAGGGGTGATGTAATCAGACCTGTTGGACTTGTAACTGATGCAAGACTGAGTGAACCATTATCTAATTTTGAATTAACTGTTTTAGATACATTTACAGATTCTTTTGCACTATGGCAATTTGGTAATCTGGATTACATTGATTCTATTGCTGCATATCAAGATGGATTTAGACTTGCTTTCCCATTATATTACAATGGTCAGTTATTAAGTTTTGAAAAAGATAAAAATTATGATCTGGATATGAAGAATTTGCTTGTAATTTTTGTTAATGGAATTTTACAAGAACCAGGCAAATCATATGATTTTAATGGTGGCACTACATTTGTATTCACTAGCGCACCAAAACCAGAAGATAATATCGCAATTTTCTTCTATAGAGGGACTATTGGTTCAGATAGTGTGCTAAATTCTGATATTCCACAAACAATTAAAATAGGTGATACTGTACAAATAATCAAAAATAATGCATATCCAAATACAATTACGCAAAACGAAAGACTTGTACAAAATATAGAATTTGCTGATAGAATTGAAACGGATTTGTACAGTGGATCTGGTATTGATGAAATTAATTCAAAACCAATTAACTGGACCAAACAAAAGAGAGATAGAATTGTATTTGGACAAACAGTATATAAAACCAGAGACTCTATTGAAGGACAAGTTTATCCAACTGCAAAGGTCATATCGGGTATAACAACATCAAGTACAGAAATATTTGTAGATAATGCAACTTTCTTTAACTATAACAATCAAATTGCTGCAAAATCATTTGATCTCTTAATTGTTGGAAGTTCTAGCACGGTAGGATTATCAACCACTGGTCCAAGATTGATTGAAACTCTTAAGTCAGTGACTACGGTTAATGGATTCTGCGGAGTAATTACGGGCATAGGAACTACAACCGGAATAGGAACTTCAAAAGCATTAAAATTCTTTGTTAATAACTTAGATTCAGATACTTTTGTTACAGCAGGTCTATCTACTGGATATCCAATTTACATATATGATACAAGAATTGGTAATGGTATAACTGCCACAAATAGTTCTAATACTAATGTTGTTGGTATTGGAACTAGTTATCTAGATTGTGTTTATCATGTAAGTGCTTGGTCTGGGGTTGTGGGTGATGATAATGCTGGAATTATAACATGTAACGTACACTCTAATGCTAATATAGCAGGTCTTTCTACATCAGGAACTGAATTAAGACCAGTTGGCAAATTTTCATGGGGAAGATTATCTGGATTTACCAGAGGAACTAATCCAGTTTCAATTGCTGTTACAACAAATACAGTTGATGTTGGATTGACAACATATCCAACGGTACAAAGAAGATCTATTGGATTGAAATTGGTTTATGATACTGGTGCTTTACCAAAACAACTGACATAAAATAGTTACTCATCGAAATGGTTTATAAATATATAAAAAACTATTAGCATGGCATCTATAATAACAGATCAATTTAGAATATTTAATGCAGGAAATTTTGTTGATTCTGTTAATACTAACTCCTACTATGTTTTTTTGGGATTAGCAAATCCTAATGATGGTGGTTTTAGTAGAACAAGTGGTACTGTAGGTACGGAAACAACATGGGATTCAAACCCACCATCACCAACTGACAATTTACAGTATCTTTCACATTATAGAGATACTCTTTTATTTGGTAAAAAAATTACACCAGCAAATGTTAGAAGAGTAGTTAGAAAAGTCAATTGGACTTCTAATACAAGATATGATATGTATCGTCATGATTATAGTATTACAAATTTAACCCCTAACTCCAACCTACCAAGATTATTTGATTCGGATTTTTATGTAATTAACAGCAACTATAGAGTTTATATTTGCATTGATAATGGTTCTTCTGGTACTAATTTACTAGGAAATAAGTCACAAGATGAACCATCATTTATTGATGCGGAACCTTCTGCTGCTGGATCAAGTAATGATGGTTATGTTTGGAAATACTTATTTACAGTTTCTCCGTCAGACATTATCAAGTTTGATTCTACAGAATATATAATCTTACCTAACAATTGGGAAACTGACACTGATAGTGAAATTCAAAGAATTCGAAATGCTGGCAATTCTGAAATAGAAGAAAATCAAATCAAGAAAGTTTATATTGATACTGCTGGTGATGGATATGTTAATGGTACATATACTTGTTCAATTAATGGTGATGGGTCTGGAGCAACGGTACTAGTTACGGTAGAAAATAGTTCAATTAAATCTGCCGTTGTTACTGCAGGCGGGAAGGGTTATACTTACGGTATTGTTGATCTGGGTGCTCTAAGAACAGGAACTTTATCACAAAATGCAAAATTAATACCCATCATTCCACCCTCTAACGGTCATGGATATGATGTTTATAGAGAATTGGGTGCTGATAGAGTTTTGATTTATGCAAGATTTGATGATTCAACGAAAGATGTTCCGATTGACACTAAGTTTGCTCAAATTGGTATTTTAAAAAATCCAAAATATGGTGCATCTAGTACTATTTTTGATGAAAATGCTTTTTCTGGATTGTATTCAATAAAATTAAATTCTATTGGTCAAAAACCAGTAATTGGTGAAGAAATAAATCAAACTAGATCTGATGGAACAATTGCTAGAGGATATGTAGCATCATATGATAGTGATACATTAGTTCTAAAGTATTTCAGAGATAGATCATTATATTATCCAAATAAGTCTAATGAGACTGATAATTCGAATATTACGACAAAATCAAAAATTAACGAATTTGAATCATCCGCAAACAATATCTTTTTTATAACATCTGGTTTTAATGCACCAATCAATACTTCATTTAATGATAATAAAGTTACAGTAGGAAATAAAGTAATAGATCTAGGAGTATTATTTACAAATGGACTTGCAGAACCAGAGATAAATAAAAAGTCAGGAGATGTTATTTACATCGATAATAGACCTCTGGTGGCAAGAAATCTTAGACAAAAAGAAGACGTTAAAATTATTCTGGAATTTTAAGCAAAATGGCACAAAAAACAAATTTAAATATTAGTCCATATTACGACGATTTCAGTTCTGATAAAAATTTTTATAAGATTTTATTTAATCCAGGAAGGCCAGTTCAAGCCAGAGAATTAACGTCTATACAATCTTTATTACAAAACCAAATAGAAACATTTGGTAGTCATATGTTTAAAGAGGGATCTGTAGTTATCCCCGGAAATTTAATATATGACGGTCAGTTCTATGCAGTAAAGTTAAATCAAACAAATGCTGGAACAGACATTACTTTATATCTAGAAGATTTAGTTGGTAAAAAAATTACTGGTTCTGTTTCTGGAATAACTGCAACTATACAACATGTAGAAATTCCTAATGGTAATACAGTATTAGATCCAACAATTTATGTAAAATACTTAGATTCTGATAATGATTTTATTTTTAGACAGTTTAGTGATGGTGAAGATCTGACAATCAATGAGAATATTACATACGGAGGAACCACGATTAATGCTGGTTCTTCTTTTGCATCATTGATTTCTTTTAATGCCACGTCAATTGGTTCAGCAGCTTTTATTAATAATGGTGTATATTTTGTAAGAGGATATTTTGTAAATGTCCCCAAACAAATATTGATGCTAGATTATTATAGCAATACACCAAATTATCGTGTTGGTTTGACTATTGATGAAGTTATTATTACACCAAAGGATGATAAGTCAATTTATGATAATGCAAAAGGATTTGAAAACTATGCCGCACCTGGTGCAGATAGATTACAAATTAAATTAACGTTAGATAAAAAATTATTAACAGATTTTAATGACAGTAATTTTATTGAATTATTGAGAATTGATGGTGGTAAAATTAAAAAGATAGAAAATAAATCCACCAATGATAAATTTAGAGATTATCTTGCACAAAGAACTTACGAAGAGTCTGGTGATTATGCAGTTGATCCATTTAACCCATCAATTCACAATTCACTCAACGATAGATTAGGTGGAAATGGGTTATTTTTCTCAAATGAAACTACCCCTGGAGGATCAAAACCATCAAACGATCTGATGTGTGTAAAAGTATCTCCGGGAAAAGCATACGTTAGAGGTTATGATATTGAAAAAGTTTCATCAACAATTTTAGACGTAGAAAAACCAAGAGATACTCAATCACAATCTAATGTTGGTATTTCCTTTGAGATGGGGAATTTGATAAGAGTTAATAATGTTAAAGGTACTCCACAAACAAAAGGAGTTGTAACATTATATGACGAATTTGCTGCAGGTGGAGTTGGAATTGGTAGCGCAAGAGTATATGCATTCAATTTAACAGACTCTGCATATTCTAACGCAGCTACAAATCATGATTTATACTTATACGATATACAAACCAATACAAGATTAGTATTAAATAGATCTGCGAGTTCAACAGAAATACCAGCATCTTCATATATCAAAGGAAAAAGTAGTGGTGCAAATGGTTATGTTGTATCTGCAGCTGCAGGTTCCGATACGATTGATGTTAGACAGACTTCTGGAAGTTTCATGGTCGGTGAATCAATTATTGTAAATGGTGTTGATTTTCCAAGAACAATCAATTCTGCTACAGTATACAATACTCAAAGCATAAAATCATTCAAGCAAGATGTATTTGGTGCTGTTGGTATTCCAACATTTACTGCCGATGCAGTATTAGAGAGATTTAGATTTTTTGGTGGAATTACAAATGTCTCCATATCTACAGCACAAGGAGGTATATCAACTGTAACTTGTCCAGGAAAGTTCTTTAATGTTAGAACCGGTACCATTGTTAGATATCAAAAACCAGGATTTTCTACAGAAACCTATAATAGAATTTCAGCAGTTTCCTCAGATGGTTCATCATTCCAACTTTCTGCAATAAGTCCATCAGTTTCTGGTGTTTTTGAAGGTAATTTACCAACGAGTACTATACAAGTTGATGCATTCCCATCTGCAACGATTATAAGAAATCCATCCGATTCTTATCTCTACAGCATATTACCGCATAAAAATATTGCAAGTGTAGGTCTTACAGGATCCTCACTAAAAATTTCTGCTCAGTTAATAAATCAAACTATTGCCAGTAACCAAATAGTTTTAAATGCATCTACAGTATCTTCGACTTTAGGGATTACTTCCGCATTTTTTGATTCATTCGACCAAGAAAGATATTCAGTAGTTTATGCTAATGGTACTATAGCACCACTATCTAGTGATTCTGTTGATGTAACAAATAACACTTTAACGATTAGAAATTTGACTAATGGTTCAGCAACAATAAATGTAACATTAGTTAAGTCTGGAGTAAAGAATAAAATTAAAAAATATGTAAGAAGTGAAAAATTAGAAATAACTAGATCAGAATTCCAACAGTCTGGAACTGGTATCAATACCTCAATCTCCGATGGTTTAACATATAGTCCATATTATGGTTTAAGAGTTCAAGATGAAGAAATATCGTTACTAAAACCAGATGTTGTAAAAATTATGGGAGTATTTGAATCATACGATTCATCATCTCCATCTTTAGATAGAATTTTATTTACATCAACTGCAAATGTTACAAATAATGCAATAGTTGGAGAATTAATACTTGGTGGATCTTCTAAAACAGTCGCAAGAGTTGTCGAAAAAGTATCTAATCCAACAAATACTTTAGAAGTTATTTACTTAACTAGTGATAGATTTGTAATTGGTGAAGAAGTAACATTTGAAGAATCGAATATTAAAACTCAGGTTGAGTTAGTAACTTTGGGTAAATGTAAAGATATTACATCATCATATACTCTAGATAAGGGTCAAAAAGAAGAATATTATGATTATTCTAAGATAGTTAGAAACAAAGATGTTCCTGAACCATCTAAAAAACTTTTAGTTGTATATGATTACTATACTGTAGAATCTAACGATAATGGGGACGTCTTTACGGTATTAAGTTATGATAAGGACAGATATACCACAGATATCCCATCTATTGTTTCTGGTATTAGAGCATCAGATATATTAGATTTTAGACCTAGGGTTTCAACTTTTAATCCATCTACAACTTCAGCATCACCATTTGATTTCTCATCCAGAAATTTTAATACCGATCCAAAATTATTATTGACACCAAATGAATCATTCTCAGTATCTTATGATTTTTACCTTCCAAGAATTGATAGATTATACTTAGATAAATCTGGAAACTTTATATTAGAAAAAGGGATATCTGCAATTAATCCAAAAGCTCCTACAAAAAATGATGCTATGATGGAAATAGCAACTATTCAGTTGCCCCCATATTTGTTTAATCCACAAGATGCAGTAATACAACTTAGAGATAATAGAAGATATACCATGAGAGATATCGGTTATATTGATAACCGAGTTCAAAATCTAGAAAGAGTAACTTCACTATCTTTCTTAGAGGTTCAAACACAAACTCTTCAAGTTCAAGATAGTGAAGGTAGAAATAGATTTAAGAGTGGATTTTTCGTTGATGACTTTAGAAATAATAGTTTAATAAATCGTGGATTATCAAATGTACAGGTTAATCCATCTGCTAAAGAATTAATACCATTAATTACTAGAAATTCTATTAAATCCAGAGTATTACCAGCAACTGATGTCATCGATGAATCATTAGATTATCAACAAGATTTTAAATTATTAGATGCAAATGTTCAAAAAACAGGCAATTCTGTAACTTTAAAATATGAAGAAATTGACTGGATTTCCCAATTATATGCAACTGGTGTAGAGAATGTAAATCCATTTAATGTTGTTGTTTATACCGGTATTATTAATCTAAATCCAGCAGTAGATACCTGGGTTAGAACTATTCAGCTCCCAGATAGAAATATTAATATCACAAATAACTCCAGTAGAACTATTACTAGGGATCTTAATGGTAGTCTTAGACAAGACATTACGAATCCAGTTGTCAGAGAAACTTCATCCACATCTGTTGTTCGAATAGCAAACCCACGTAGAGCAGGAAGTAGTGCAGTAATTGGAAGCAGTGTCTCAGAATCTAGAGATACACAGTCATTTAATAGTTCAAGTTCATCTACCAATGTTACTTTTGATACAGTAACAAATACTGATGTTTCTATTAGAAATGTTTTAGTTTCTTCATCAGATGAATCTTTCATGAGATCAAGAAATACAGAATTTTCTGTATCAAATTTAAAACCATCAACTCAATATTACCAATTCCTTGATAGCAATAGTGCTGTTGATTTTACACCAAAATTAATTGAAGTTGCAACAGATACTACACTATCTACACCAGGAACTACCGGTATCTTTAGAACAGGTGAAACTGTCGTTGGATCTGTCAATGGTGTTAATTTAATTTCATTTAGATTGGCAACACCTGATCATAAGTATGGTCCTTTTAATGCTCCATCAAAGAAATACAATATTAATCCATATATTAAAACAGAATCTTTACAGACATCATATAGTAATACAACAAAAGTATTGAATATAGATACAAATTCATTGGCAGAAGAGGCACAAGGAAGATATACTGGTTATTTAACCAAAGGTATGTTATTGATTGGTCAAACTAGTGGTGCTATAGCATATGTAAAAGATCTCAGATTAGTATCTGATAACTATGGTGACTTAATCGGTACTTTCTTCTTGAGAGATCCAAATAGTACACCAGTTCCTACAGTAAGAATTCCAACAGGAACTAAAACATTTAAACTTACTTCTAGCCCAACTAATGAATTGGGAATCCCAGGAAGTAATTCAATTTCTTTTGCAGAAGTTGCATATAGTTCTGATGGTACATTAAATCAATGGGAAAATGAAGTAACTGCTATTACAAATAATTTAACCACTCAAACTGTTACAAACTTAAATCTAAGTCTAACTACAAATCTAACAACAATTACAAGAAATACCCAAAATACTGTTGCACAATTCTTTGATCCATTAGCACAATCATTTACAGTGGGTGGAAGTGTAGAAGCACCAGGAGAAAATGATAGTATTGATGATATCAATGGTGCATTTTTAACTTCTGTTGGATTGTTCTTTGCTAAGAAAGATGATGGAAATGCTCCAGTAAGAGTTGAAATTAGAACGGTTGATTTAGGTACCCCAACTAGAATTGTTTTGGGTAAATCAGTAACTTTAAGACCATCTGATATTCTAATTTCAGATGATGGTGAAATAGAAACAAAGGTAACTTTCCCAGAACCAATCTATTTGGCACCCAACAATGAATATGCGGTTGTAGTTATATCTGCACATAGTGACAAATATGAAATGTGGATTGCAACAATGGGTGAAGCTAGCAAGAAAACCCAATCACTACCAATTACAGAATCTGTAATCTACTCTAAGCAGTTCTCAATGGGAAGTCTGTTTAAATCACAGAATGGATCTATTTGGACTGCTAATCAATATCAAGATCTTAAGTTTAAATTATATAAAGCTAAGTTTACAGCAGAAACTGGTACCGCATTCTTTACTACTCCACCTCTAAATCAGAGCAATGGTTATATTGCAAGGTTAAATAATAATCCAATTAGAACATTACCAAAAACTGCAACTCTTGGAATTTCTACTGTTTTAACGGCATCAAACGCAACTCTAGTCAATGACATTTTAAAAGTCGGTAGAAAAATTTCAGGAACAAAACCGAATACTTATGGTTATATCGTTGGAGTTGGGTGCTCAGTAACACAAACAGTGATTACAAGTGGTGGTACAAATTACCCAGCAAGTTCAACATTGATTAATTTAGATACAACTAATATTATCGGTCGTGGATCTGGTCTAAAACTCACTGTAACAACAAACTCTAGTGGTGCAATTACGGGTATTGCAGCAACTACCGCAACAGGTACTGGTTACAAGATAGGTGATGTTGTTGGTATTGTAACGACTTTGGGTAGAGATGCAAGAGTATCAATTTCATCCATCTCTGGAGTGGATACTTTATACCTATCTGGTATACAAGGAGAGTCTAGTTCTTTTGGAGTTGGTGCTGGAGTAAGTTTCTATCCAGATAACTTCCCGTCCTCAACCATAGTTTCACTAGCAACAACAACTATAAGAAGTTTTGTCCCTGATGGTGGTGTTAATTCTGGCAATTACTTTAGACTAGAACATTTTGATCATGGAATGTATTCTGGTATTGATAAAGTTAGAATTGCAAACGTAGAATCTAGTTACTCACCAACTTCATTAAGTGCGGAACTTTCTATTAGTGAAAGTAATACTGTCAGTGTTGCAAACACATCGATATTTACTACCTTTGAAGGTATTCCTGTTGGAGCAGGAAATACTGGTTATATCTTGGTTGGTCAGGAGATTATAGGTTATTCTGCAGTTGGAAATGGATCCTTGACTATTTCAAATTCACCAAGTGGAAGAGGTATTGATCAATCTTTAATTACCTTACATGATAAAGATAGTTTAGTTTACAAATACGAACTAAATGGAGTATCTTTACGAAGAATCAATAAAGATCATGATATGAGTTTAACTGGAATTGGAATTGATAACTACCATATAGAAGTTTCTAGAACTGGAAATGGTGCTAATAGATCTTCTGACGGTTCAACAACATCTGCTCCAGAGTTGTCATTTATTGATGAATCTTCTTATGGTGGATCAAAAGTAGAAGCATCTGAAAATATTAATTATAGTAGTCTGGTTCCATCATATGATCTATTGACACCAGGAGCTGACACATCTGTAAATGCTTTCATTAGAACTGTAAGTGGTAGAAGTGCAAATGGAACAGAAAATGCATTCGTTGAGCAAGTTTCCGAACCGGTTCAACTAAATGCTGTCAATACGTTAGGATCAATGAGAATAGTGGCTTCAGAGATTAATGAGAAAAATCAACCCGGTTTAGCTAAACTATTGAGAAACAAATCTTTTGTAACGGGTATAACTTTAAATACACAAAATTCTAATTTATCTCCAATAATTTATCTAGATAATGCAATTACAGAGTTTAGATGTAGTAGATTAAACGTACCGATTACAAATTATGTAACAGACAATAGGGTTAATTCAATCAATAATGACCCTCATGCTGCAGTTTATGTATCAAATACTGTTAATCTAGCACAACCAGCAACAACATTGAAAGTGATTTTAAGTGCATATAGACATGCATCAGCTGATTTTAGAGTTCTTTACAGTTTGATCAGAGCAGATTCTGATGGTATTCCTCAAACTTTTGAACTATTCCCTGGATATGATAATCTAAGATCTGTATCGGATCAAGGATTCCTCGTTCTCGACTCTTCTAAGAATACGGGCAGACCAGATAGATATGTACAACCAAGTTTAGATAATGAATTCTTGGAATATGAATTTACTGCAGACAATCTGGATCTTTTTGTTGGATACACAATTAAAATAGTTATGTCTGGTACAGATCAATCTAGAGCACCTAGAATTAAGAGTTTAAGAACATTAGCAATTCGATAAATGATTAAGGTAGAAGGGTATCAAAATTTATATCGTGATGAAAATAGTGGTGCTATAATTAATTGCGATTCTACAGCATATGACCAATATGTAAATTCAATCAATCAAAGAGAATTTCAAAAAAGAGAAATCAATGAAATGAAAAAAGATATTGATGAAATTAAATCATTATTAAAGGAGATTTTAAATGGATCCAAGTAAAATTAGTTTAAGTGATATGAATAAATTATTTGAATATGAGAAACTCAGTAGAGAAATTGATGAATGTGAAGATTTAAATAAACTTCGCAATCTGACTAAATCATATATTAAGTTGTACATGAAGCAACAAGAAGTTTTAGCAGATTTAGAAGGTTCTAAGTTTAAATAAACATAATCTATAGCATTCATAAATAGTTTAAATAACAGAATATTCAGATGTCTGCTGTTTATGTTAACAATTTAATCATTAATACAGGAGTAGACTTTGATCAAGTTTTTACCTTAGCTAGTAGTTCTGGTAATAGTGCTTTAAATCTCAGTGGATATACCGCTGCTGCTAAATTATCTAAGCATCCATATAGTGCAACAAAAGTTGGATTTGCTGTAACTTTTGTAGTCCCTAGTGCAGGGATACTTCAAATCAGTTTGACTCAACAACAAACTGCAGCATTGAAAGAAGGTAGATACGTTTATGATGTAGTTTTAGATGATGGTTCCAAAAAAACCAAGGTCGTTGAAGGAATGGTATTTGTAAGAAAAGGAGTAACTTACTAATGCCCCGAATACCAGTAAGAATCGGACAAGAAAACAGAATAAAAGTTATCACAGCATTTGGTGCTCCAGATATTCCATATCTAGCAGTTAATGCCACTAATGTTGTAGGAGGTAGTGTAACATCTAGTTCATTATCTGTTGACGGTCCATCTGAATTTTTGGGCATAAGTACATTCTACGATAATGTTTATTTTGACCAAAATATTCAGGTTGAAGGAACGTCTACGTTTGTAGGTAATGCAATTTTTTATGGTGGCACTATTGGTCTTGGAAATTCAACAACAGATAATGTTGTATTTTCTGGAGAAGTAAATTCCAATATTGTACCAAATATTGATAATACTTATAGTCTGGGAACCCCATCACAAAGATGGGGTTCAATTAATGTTGTTGATTTTTCATTAACAGGAATTACAACATTACAAGCAGGGGTTGGAAAAACTTACGGTATTGCATATTTTGGTCCTAATGCTGAAGTTATTGCGACTGCAACCCCATCGGTGGGAATTCAAACTACAAATTTATTACTAACCACTAATGCAAATAATGTACCTGTTTGGACTGACAGTATCGATGGAGGATTCTACTGATGTCAAAACCAGCTTCAAGACAAGAATTAATTGATTATTGTTTAAGACAACTTGGTGAACCAGTTATTGAAATTAACGTTGCCGAAGAACAATTAGATGATTTAGTAGATGATGCTCTTCAATACTTTCAAGAACGTCATTTTGATGGTATTGAAAAAATGTACTTAAAGTACAAATTTACTGAGCAAGATCTCAATAAAGGTAAAGGTACTCTTCCTGGTGGAGTTGGTGTTACAACTACGACAGGTTCTTCCAACATTGCTGGTATTGGTACAACTACATTTAATTTTTACGAAGCTTCTAATTATATACAAGTCCCAGATTCTGTCATTGGAATAGAAAAGATATTTAAATTTGATACTAGTTCTATTTCTGGTGGAATGTGGAGTATCAAATATCAATTATTTTTAAATGACTTATATTATTTTAATTCTGTTGAACTTTTGCAATATGCAATGGTAAAAAGTTACTTAGAAGATATTGACTTTTTACTTACTACAGATAAACAAATAAGATTCAACAAGAGACAAAATAGACTTTATCTGGATATTGATTGGGGATCACAAACAAAAGATACTTATATTGTTATTGAATGCTACAGAATTTTAGATCCAAATACCTTTACTAAGGTTTATAATGACAGTTTCTTAAAAAAATATCTAACTGCACTCATAAAAAGACAGTGGGGACAGAACTTGATTAAATTCCAGGGGGTAAAACTTCCTGGTGGTATAGAACTCAATGGAAGACAAATTTACGACGATGCACAGAGAGATTTAGAAGATATTAAACAAAGAATGGCACTTGAATATGAACTACCACCATTAGATATGATAGGATGATCTTAATATGGCACTTAATCCTTTCTTTTTAAATGGTTCATCAACTGAACAAAACTTAATTCAAGATCTAATAAATGAACAGTTGAGGATATATGGAATTGACGTTATGTATATCCCAAGAAAAATATTAAGATCGGATAACGTATTCAAAGAAATACAATCATCAAAATTTGATGACAATTTTATTATTGAAGCATATGTCAATAACTATGAAGGATATGCTGGTGCCGGTGATATTATGACAAAATTTGGGGTTTCTTTGCGTGATGAAGTAACTCTTACAATTTCAAAAGAAAGATTTGAAGAATTTATTGCACCAATCTTAACTTCAATTTATAACCCAAACTTAATTTACAATGACCCAAATGAAGTAGAACTTGTAACTAGACCAAGAGAGGGTGATTTAATTTATTTTCCATTGGGTCAAAGATTATTTGAAGTTAAATTTGTTGAGCATGAAAAACCTTTTTATCAACTAGGAAAACTTTATGTTTATGAATTAGTTTGTGAACTATTTGAATATGAAGATGAGATTATGGATACTACGGTTGATGAAGTTGATGAACTTATTAAGGATGTTACTGCTACATTATATCTCATTGATTATGATGATGCACAAAATGCTACTCTAAAAGTTGCACAGGCAACACAAACTGGGTATGTACAACGTATAATTTTAAATCATGATGGAAATGGTTATATCAATCCACCTGTAGTTTCAATTTCAACATCTCCAATTGGATTATCAAGCGCTAATGCAAGAGCAGTTGCAATCACAACTTCAGTTGGAGATGCACATTCTATTAAGGAAGTTTTAATTACAAATACTGGTTATGGTTATACTGAAGCACCAATATTGACTTTTATTGGTGGAGGTGGATCTGGGGCAGCTGCTACTTGTATGATTAATACTTCTGGTGGGGTAGGAATAAAGTCTCTTACTGCTATAAATCAAGGTTTAGGGTATTTTACAATTCCAACTATTACAATTAATCAGACACCAACAGGTATTGGTTCAACTAGTGCAATTATAGTTGCAAATATAAAAGATTCAGTCTCTGGTATTTTAACTTTTGGTATAAGAAATGCAGGTAGTGGATATTCAATTCAATATGACGATTTAAATAGAGTTGTTGATCCATCTATTACTGTTTCATCACCATCCGCAATAGTAAATAATACTGGTATAGGAACATTTCAAGATAATGAAATTGTTACTGGATCTATTTCTGGTGCGAAAGCTAGGGTTAAGAATTGGAACATAAATAATAAACAATTATTAATTTCTATTATATCAGGTGATTTTATAAAAGGTGAGTCAATTGTTGGAGCGGCATCTAGTGCTCTATGGACTGTTAAGAAGTATGATACCTTTATTACAGAAGATCCATATGCACAAAATGACGAAATTGAGAATGAGGGTATAGATATTATAGATTTTAGTCAAGATAATCCATTTGGTGTCTATTAATGCTTGGAAATTATTACTATCACGAAATTATTAGAAAAACCATTATTGGTTTTGGTACTTTATTTAATGATATTCATATCAAACATAAAGATGAAAATTCTGATGTTCTAAGTGTTCTTAGAGTTCCTCTGAATTATGGACCAGCTCAAAAATTTCTAGCAAGAATTACAGAACAAAAAGATTTGAACCGACCATATCAAATCACATTGCCTAGAATGTCATTTGAGCATAATAGTATTTCATATGATCCTACAAGAAAAACTACAGTAACACAAACTTTTAAAGCAGTTGATGAAAGCAATAATAAAGTGAAAAAAGTTTTTATGCCAGTGCCATATAACATTGGTTTTGAACTTAATATTCTTTCAAAATTAAATGATGATGCCTTGCAAATAGTAGAACAAATATTACCATATTTTCAACCATCATTTACAATTACATTAGATCTTGTGGATTCTATTGGTGAAAAAAGAGATATACCCGTAGTTTTAGATAGTATCAGTTTTCAAGATGATTATGAGGGTGATTTTTCAACCAGAAGAGCATTGATATACACATTACAATTTACAGTAAAAACATATCTCTTCGGTGCAATAGCAGACAATACTGATGGACTGATTAAAAAAGTTCAGGTTGACATGGCAACCAGCACTAATATAGCAACTGCAACGAGAGAAGTAAGATATGTTGCTACACCAAAAGCAAAACAGGATTATAACAACGATGGTGCAATCACATCATCGGATGATCCATTCGTAGAAGCAGATGATGATTTTGGTTTTAATGAGTCGTGGCAAGATTTATTGGATACTAAAACATATAGTCAACCAAGACAAACTGATTATTAAAAATTATGGCAAATTATGAAGATTTGGATAAAGCATTGAATATTGAAAGTTCTATCATAGAAGTTGAAAAAGCACCTTCAGAGATAAATAAACCAATTTTAAATATAAAAAATGATGATATCCAAAAAGATTACGAATATACTCGTGCAAATTTATATTCATTAATTGAAAAAGGGCAAGAGGCAATTAATGGTATCATGGAACTTGCCGGTGAAGGGGGAAGTCCAAGAGCCTATGAAGTTGCAGGTCAATTGATCAAAAGTGTTGCTGATACGACCGATAAGTTAATTGATCTTCAGAAGAAATTAAAAGATGTTGAAGAAGACTCACCAAAAACTACAAATAATGTCACTAATAATGCTTTATTCGTAGGTTCAACAGCAGAACTATCAAAATTGTTGAAACAGGGTTTCCTAAATAATAAAGAAGAGTCTTAGTTTCTAATGGGTTGGTCCGAAAAATATAAAAAATCAATTGATTGTGATAATCCAAAAGGATTTAGTCAACGTGCCCATTGTCAGGGACGTAAACTCAAAAAAGTTGATGAGGCTGTTTTTACCCATAAAACACCCCATTTAAAAAAATCACAGCATCAATTAGATCCTAATCTTCAACTCAAGCATCTTGTACATCATTCAACCGTTCAATATGTTGATAGAGATGCTGATGGAGATGTTGATGTATATGACAATCCAAAGAAAAAAACTCCAGATGAGAATGTTTCAAGTGCAGTAAAAGCACAAAAATATTCCAAAGAACTAATGGCAAAACAAAAAGGTGAATTAAAGCATACCAGAAGAGGTATGGCATATGAAGAAACTATGAATGAAGAGGGTCTTCGTGATTGGTTTGGAAAATCCAAATCAAAGGATGGAAAACCTGGTTGGGTCAATGTCGTAACTGGTGGAACATGTGCAAGTGATGAACCAGGAGAAGGAACTCCAAAATGCGTGTCTTCTGCAAAAAGAGCAAGCATGACAAAGGCAGAAAGACTTTCAGCAGCAAGAAGAAAAAAAGCAGCAGATCCTGGCCAGCAACAAAAATCTGGTGCTGCAAAACCAACTTATGTTTCAACAGATAAACCAAAAAAGAAGATGAAAGAAGAAATTGATCTACAAGAAGCAGAGAAAAAAGCAAAAAAAGATGCCTGTTATAATAAAGTAAAATCAAGATATAGTGTTTGGCCAAGTGCATATGCATCAGGAGCACTTGTCAAGTGTCGTAAAGTTGGTGCTGCTAATTGGGGAAATAAATCAGAATCGGTGGACATGATTCGATATTGCCCAGCATGTGAGAAGAATGAAACTCAGTCAGAATGTAAGTACGGTCCTAAGTTTTGGGAAGCATACTCACAACCAGCACAAGGTTTAACTGATAATCAAATGAAGTTCAGTGTTGCTCAGGTTCATCCAGCAAATGAAGAAAAGGATCACGAGTATTCAATGGCTCGTTCGGAACTCTCAACGATTATTTCTGCTGCAAAAAGATTGAAGAAGAAAATGGGTAAAGGTGAAGGTGGTCTTGAAGCATGGGTACAATCAAAAATTACAAAAGCAGCAGATTATATTGATACTGCGGCAGATTATCTTGATAGTGGACAAGGTAAAGTTGATGAAGCATGTTGGACAGGATATAATCAAGTTGGTCTAAAAAAGAAAGGCAAAAAACTAGTTCCCAATTGTGTTCCAGAGCAGTATTCAGATTGGAGACAAGAACTTGGTGAAGATTGGCAAAAAGTCAATCGCCAAGATAAAACTGATGGATTAAGTCAAAAGGCAGTCAATGCTTATCGTCGTGAGAATCCAGGTTCTAAACTTAAGACTGCTGTAACTGAAAAAAATCCAACTGGAAAAAGAGCCTCAAGACGCAAATCATTCTGTTCACGTATGTCTGGTATGAAGTCTAAACTGACTTCTGCAAAAACTGCAAGAGACCCAGATTCAAGAATCAACAAAGCCCTCCGTCGTTGGAACTGCAACTAAAATGAAATCTTTTCAACAATTCTTATCAGAAAGCATCAATATCGCCGGAGATTTCAATGGAAATCTCTATATGAGTGGTGGATCTCAACCAGAGCAAGCAACAGAATCTTTCCTTGCTGATGTAGTTTGGGAAGGAAAACTATATCGTATGGAAGTTGAAGGTTCTATGATGGATAAGAACGCTCTTGCAGAACAACTTCAAGGAGAATATCCTGGTGCGATTGTTCATAACATCTATCCATCACAATCTCAAAGTTCTTTAAGAATCAAAAATTCACAAAGATATCAACCAGAAAGACTAACTTGGACTGATTAATTATGGCACAGTGGAATAAGAAAACACAAGACTTTCTAGATCAGGAGAGAAGTCTATTTGAGGTTTATAATATCGCAGATCACTGGGGAAACCAGACTGACTGGAGACCTCAATTCACCAATAACAATCGTCTCAAAGTTGCTCCGTATCAAACAGTATTCTTTAACACCTTTCAGTATGGTAAAGAGACTGATGTATGGGATGAAAGAATAGTTGGAATTGCAACCGCAACATTTAATGTAAATGCCAGTAATGTAATCATGCAAGTTGGTTCCACTACAGGAAGCAAAATCATTCGCCAAACCAAGAATGTGATGAGATACATTCCTGGTATGGTGCTGGCATTGTAGAATTTGCTTGGTTGATGAAGAATGAGACTGTTGTATCCCATACTTTTGAGAACTCAAATACAAATCCAGGAGTGTGGTGTTCTACTCCATTCTTACCAATTAGACTTGAGATAGAAAATGTAACTGGTGTTGCAGGAACTCATTATCTGTATCAGGGTTCTAATTCTCTCATTCAAGAAGGAGAACCAGAAAAACTTGGAGCTCTTGAGAGTATATCAAATCCCATCACAGGGACAACGATGCCTCTTGCAAATACATTCTATCCAATTATAAGTCTTCGTCTAAAATCTAGTAATCTAGGTGCGGTGATGCTTTTGAGATCATTACAAGCAGCAACGGATGATAATGCAAATGTCTATTGGGAACTTATTGAAAATGCAACAAATACAGGCGGAACTTGGGTAGATCATCCAGATCCAAACTCCTTTATGCAATACAATATTACTGAAACTGCAACGACTGGTGGAAATACTCTTTTGAGTGGTTTTGTAATTAATGGTAATGGTACATTAGTTGATCTTGATGATAAAGCAGCACTTCAGTTGGGTAGAAGTGGTATTGGAACAATCAGTGATACTTATACTCTTGCTTGTGCAAGTCCTAGTACCAATAAGAAAGCACTTGCAGTTCTGAACTGGATTGAACAGAGGTAATTTTTTATGAGTGAAGTTTATCTTGGTAATCCTAATCTAAAAAAAGCAAATACAGCAATTGAATTTACGCAGGACCAAATTATTGAGTTCTTAAAGTGTAAAGAAGATCCTGTATATTTTGCTAGGAATTATATTAAGATTGTGTCTCTGGATCACGGACTTGTTCCATTCAAGATGTATCCTTTCCAAGAAAGGTTAATTCAAAATTTCCATGACAATAGATTCAACATTTGTAAAATGCCTCGTCAGACAGGTAAATCTACAACTGTTGTTTCATATCTGTTGCATTATGCTGTTTTTAACGATAATGTTAATATAGCTATATTAGCAAACAAAGCATCTACTGCAAGAGACTTACTTGGAAGATTACAACTTGCTTATGAAAATCTACCAAAGTGGATGCAACAAGGTATTATATCTTGGAATAAAGGATCATTAGAACTAGAAAATGGCTCCAAAATTTCATCTAACTCTACTTCGTCATCTGCTGTCCGAGGCGGATCCTATAATGTCATCTTTCTTGACGAATTCGCTTTCATCCCGAATCACATTGCTGATGACTTCTTTGCCTCTGTTTATCCTACTATTTCTTCTGGACAAAGCACGAAGGTCATCATAGTTTCTACTCCCCGTGGTATGAATCACTTCTACCGCATGTGGCATGACTCTGAACGGGGCAAGAACGAATATGTACCCACAGACGTTCATTGGTCGGAAGTGCCTGGTAGAGACGAAGGATGGAAGCAACAGACTATTGCAAACACTTCTGAGCAACAGTTTAAGGTTGAGTTTGAATGTGAATTTTTAGGATCTGTCAATACTTTAATTAATGCATCAAAGTTAAGAAATCTTGTCTACGAAGATCCAATCAAAAGAAATGCTGGTTTAGACATATATCAAGAACCCAAAGAAGAAAATAATTATTTGATTACTGTAGACGTTGCCCGAGGTCTTGGTAATGACTATTCGGCATTTATTGTTTTTGACATTACAGAGTTTCCATATAAAGTTGTTGCAAAATATAAAAACAACGAAATAAAACCAATGCTCTTCCCCAATATCATTCATGAAGTTGCTAAGGGGTATAATGATGCTTGGTTATTAATTGAAGTCAATGATATTGGAGATCAAGTCGCAAGTATTTTACATTTTGATCTAGAATATGACAATGTTTTGATGTGTGCCATGCGTGGTCGTGCTGGTCAGATTGTAGGTTCTGGATTTAGTGGTAAGAAGTCTCAATTGGGTGTGAGGATGACTGCCGCAGTTAAGAAGTTGGGATGTTCTAATTTAAAGACGTTGTTAGAAGATGATAAGTTACTGACTGTTGATTATGATATTATTTCTGAATTAACGACATTTGCACAAAAGCACAATTCCTTTGAAGCAGAAGAAGGCTGTAATGATGACTTAGCAATGTGTCTTGTTATTTTCTCTTGGTTAGTTGCTCAGGACTATTTTAAAGAGATGACAGATAATGATGTTCGTAAAAGAATCTATGAAGAACAAAAAAATCAAATTGAGCAAGATATGGCACCGTTTGGATTTATTCTTGATGGATTGGATGAGGACAGTTTTGTAGATGCTGATGGTGACAGATGGTATACAGATGAATATGGTGATCGATCCTACATGTGGGATTATGTTTAATGGATTTAGATGATCAGATAGAATTTGAACATTTATTATTTTTTGATAGAAAGTGTAAAAAGTGTGGGAAGATAAAAAGTTTAATGAATGATTTTTATTTAACTCGAAAAAATAAAAATACAATAGCATCCTCATATTCATATGAATGTAAGCAATGCACAATTGGTAGAGTGCAGAAAAAAAGAAAAATAAAAGATAATATGGTTTTGTGGGATTATCCTGATTGGTAATTAGTGTTCACGCATCGTTTCCCACCTGAAAGTATACCTTTTCATAAATATTTGTAGATAAATTTGGATCGCGAGGGGAATTAAGATGCCACTAAATTTAGCATCTCCTGGAACTTTAGTAAGAGAAGTTGATCTAACAGTTGGTAGAATTGACCCAACCTCAGATAAAGTAGGGGCAATTGTTGGTCCTTTTGAAAGAGGACCAGTCGAGTTACCAACATTAGTTCAGAGTGAAAAGGATTTAATAGAACTTTTTGGAAAACCATACTCAACAGATAAGCAGTATGAGACCTGGCTGTGTGCATCATCATACTTAGCTTATGGTGGAGCATTACAAGTCATTAGAGCAGATGACAATGGATTTGCAAATGCTGGTGTAGGTGGAACTACAAAGATTAAAAGTAGTGAGCACTATCAGCAACTTGGTTATGATGAAACCACAATTAATGGTGTAGTTGTTACTGCAAGAACACCAGGTTCATGGGCAAACGGTCTAAGAATCGGAATTATTGACTCTGAGGCAGATCAAATCTTAGGTGTAACCACATCTGGTCTTTCGATTGGTATGGGTGTTACACAATCTGTTTTAGGCAAAGTTAATATTGGTTCTGGAACAACTACTGCATTAAATGGTCACTTAAAAGGTATAATTACTAATATAGGTGCTGCTAGCATTGAAGTAAAAGTATTAAGTCATGTTTCTGCAGCAGGAACTGAAGTTGCCGTTGATTATCAGCAAGCAGGTGTTTGGGCATTCGGATCTGGTGATATTGGCATTCATACGGTTGGAACCACAACATCTTTTACATCACTAACACCATCAACAATTCAAGATTGGTTTGAGCAACAAAATCTTGTGGTAAGCACTGCCGTAGTTGGTACTGCAACTACAGAGGTTTCAATAAAGTGGTCAACCATTGCCGATAAACCAACAACAACCACTTATGCCGATGCTAGAGCTTCTAGATTTGATGAGTTACATGTTGTAGTAATTGATGGAGATGGAAGTATCACTGGAAATGCTGGTACAATTTTAGAGAAGCATTTAGGTCTTTCTAAAGCAAAAGATGCAGAATTTTCTGCTGGATCCACTTCATATTGGAGAAAATATCTTTCTGAGAATTCTCTATATGTTTATGGTGGATCACAACCAACTGGAGTTGTGACAACCGGTTATAGCAGTGGATTTACTCTTGCTACTAATGGTGCCTGGGATCAAACCACGGAAGGAAAATTATTCTCATCTATTGGTGCATTTAATTCAAAATTAGCAGGTGGTAGAGATTACGGTGGTCTAAATGGTGTTACAAATACTGGATCACTCACAGCTGGTCTAAGCAATATTGTAAATGGATATGGTATCTTAGAAAATCAAGAGCAATATGAAGTTGATTTTCTTATCATGGGTTCCGCTAACCTTGAAAAAGAATCTGCACAAGCACTTGCAAATAAATTAATCTCTGTTGCTGAGATCAGAAAAGATTCTATTGCATTTATCTCACCATATAGAAAAGCATTCATTACCGATACTGCAGTTGGATCAGTAACCGTTGAAAATAGTGAAACAATCACATCTAATGTTGTTGGTTTCTATGCACCACTAACATCTTCATCATATGCAATTTTTGATAGTGGTTATAAGTACATGTACGACAGATTTAATAATACATTTAGATATGTACCATTAAATGGAGATATTGCTGGCATTTGTGCCCGTAATGACATTAATAATTTCCCATGGTTCTCACCAGCAGGAACAACCAGAGGTACAATTCTCAATGCAGTTAAACTTGCATATAATCCATCGAAGACACAAAGAGATCGTCTCTACAGCAATAGAGTCAATCCTGTAATCTTCTCACCTGGTTCTGGTATCGTATTATTTGGGGATAAAACAGGACTTGCTAAAGCATCTGCATTTGATCGTGTAAATGTTCGCAGACTGTTCATCTATCTTGAAGATGCAATTTCTGCTGCAGCAAAAGATCAACTCTTTGAATTTAATGATGAGATCACAAGAACAAACTTCGTAAATATTATTGAACCATTCCTCCGTGATATTCAATCAAAACGAGGTATTTCTGATTATGTCGTTATTTGTGATGAAACTAATAATACTGCTTCTGTAATTGATAATAATGAATTTGTTGCTGACATCTATATTAAACCAGCAAGATCAATCAACTTTATTGGTCTAACCTTCGTTGCCACCAGAACTGGTGTTGCATTTGAAGAAGTAATTGGTAACGTTTAATTCATTAAGAGGTTTAAAGAACAATGGCAAATCGTCAACAACAAAATACTATCCCACTCAGAAAAATCACTGACTTCAAAGGGAAGTTAGCTGGTGGTGGTGCAAGACCTAATCTTTTTGAAGTTGAATTAGCATTTCCAACTGATGTAAATGTTGATAATGAAATTTTGAACAAGGCAAGATTTCTTGTGAAAGCAGCTGCCTTGCCAGCATCAAATATTACTCCAATTGAAGTTCCTTTTAGAGGTCGTATTTTAAAAGTTGCAGGAGATAGAACATTTGATACCTGGACAATTACAGTAATTAATGATGTAGACTTCTCAATTCGTTCTGCTTTTGAAAAGTGGATGAATGTAATTAATAAAATGGATAATGCAACAGGATTGACAAATCCTGCAGAATACCATAAAGATGCAACAGTTCATCAACTAGACCGTGATGGGTCAATTCTCAGATCTTATAAGTTCTGGGATATTTTCCCAACCAATATTTCTGCAATTGATGTAAGTTATGAAACTGGTGATACCATTGAAGAATTTACTGTAGAACTACAAGTACATTGGTGGGAAGCATACAGAGGAAATTCTGCTAAAGCTGGTGGAGAAGACATCAGCTAAATAGTACATAATAGCAGTTTAAACTTTATAATATGGCAAAACTTTTTGGTTTTTCTATTGAAGATAAAAATACCAAATCCACTTCTATAATTTCCCCCGTCCCGCCTAACAACGATGACGGGGTTGATAATTATATTGCAAGTGGATTTTATGGTTCCTATGTAGATATTGAAGGTGTTTACAGAACTGAGCAAGATTTAATTAAAAGATATAGAGAAATGGCATTGCACCCAGAGTGTGATAATGCCATCGAAGATGTTGTAAATGAAGCATTGGTTAGTGACCTTTATGATTCTCCTGTAGAAATTGAATTAACAAATGTAAATGCTAGTGATAAATTAAAAAAATCTATTAGAAATGAATTTAGATATATCAAAGAAATCATGGACTTCGATAGAAAGTGTCATGAAATTTTTAGAAATTGGTATATAGATGGAAGGTTATATTATTTAAAAATCATCGACGTAAAAAATCCTCAAGCAGGAATTCAGGATCTAAGGTATATTGATCCAATGAAGATGAAATATATTAGGCAAGAAAAAAAGAAAGGAAAGGATAGATTGTCGTTAAGAAACGTTAATATTGATGATGGGTATCAAAATATTTCTCCAGAAATTGAAGAATATTTCCTGTATACTCCATCAAATGCATATGCCGGAAGTTTAACCTCTGGTATGGATAGACAAAAAAATTCTATTAAAATTGCCAAAGATTCCATTGCATATTGTACATCTGGGTTAGTAGATAGAAATAAAGGTACTGTTTTATCATATCTCCATAAAGCAATCAAGTCTCTTAATCAGCTTCGCATGATTGAAGATAGTCTTGTTATCTATAGATTATCAAGAGCACCGGAAAGAAGAATTTTTTACATCGATGTTGGTAATCTTCCTAAAGTAAAGGCAGAACAATATCTTCGTGATGTTATGATGCGTTATCGTAATAAACTTGTTTATGATGCAAATACTGGTGAAGTTCGTGATGATCGCAAATTTATGAGTATGATGGAAGATTTTTGGCTTCCTCGTCGTGAAGGTGGTCGTGGCACAGAAATTACAACCCTTCCTGGTGGGCAGAATCTTGGTGAACTTGCAGATATTGAATATTTCCAAAAGAAACTTTATAGAGCATTGGGAGTTCCTGAATCAAGAATTGCAAGTGATGGTGGTTTTAACTTAGGTCGTTCTTCAGAAATTTTAAGAGACGAACTTAAGTTTGCTAAGTTTGTTGGTCGTTTAAGAAAAAGATTTGCTCAAATGTTCAATGATATGTTGAGAACGCAATTGATTCTCAAGAACATTGTCAGTCCAGAAGATTGGGAACAAATTAGTGATCATATCCAATATGACTTTTTATATGATAATCAGTTCTCTGAGCTAAAAGAGTCTGAACTTTTAAATGAAAGACTCGGAACTTTAGCAACTATCGAACCATACATTGGTAAGTATTATTCTACAGATTGGGTCAGAAGAAAAGTCTTACGTCAAACTGATGCAGAAATTGTAGAAATGAACGAACAAATTGAAAAAGAAATTGCAGAGGGTATAATTCCAGATCCAAATTCAGTAGACCCAATTACTGGTGAACCACTTCCACCTGAAGGGTCAACTGGTCCTTTAGGCGATGTTCCTATGGAACCAAATACTGATGATCAAGGTGCTGTAACTGATGCTCAGGTTCAAAAAGATACTAAAAAGGCAGAAATATAAATAGATTTATACATAGTATTAAAGTTTTTATGGAAGAAATTGTAAATTTGATTAGCACTGACGCTGCAGCATCCAAGATTAGTGATGAAATTAAAAATGCATTGTTTGCTAAAGCATCTGAGAAAATTGATTCTCTGAGACCAGTGGTTGCTTCATCAATGTTTGATCAAACTGAGACAGAACCAGAGGAAGAGTAATGCCAATAACTAAGATGGTTGCAACAGAAGTTGCAACTCCAACTACAGCAGGTGCTGCGTCAAGTATCAGTCAAGCTACTTGCGTAAGATTGCATAATAATAGTGGTGGTATCGCAACTGTTGGTATTTCGACAGTAGTAGGTGCTGGATCAACTATATTCTTTAGTATGCCTGCAAACTCAGTTGAATTTTTAACAAAATTACCAACTGATGTAATCTATACAACTCCAGCAATTAAAGCAGCAAAAGTAGGTTTTACCAATTAATAAAAATGAAACTCATTACAGAAGAAATTCAAAAAGTAGAATTTATTGTAGAAGGTAAGGGTTCTGCCAAAAAAATGTATATCGAAGGTGTTTTCTTACAAGGAAACATTACTAATAGAAATGGCAGAATGTACCCAATGGAGACTCTTTCAAGAGAAGTAAAGAGATACGATGAAACCTTTATTCAAAAAGGTCGTGCTCTTGGTGAACTTGGACATCCCGATGGTCCTACAGTAAATTTAGATCGTGTTTCTCATAAAATTGTTTCACTTACTCAAGAAGGTTCTAATTTTAGAGGTAAGGCACAACTCCTCGAAACACCAATGGGTAAGATTGCAAAATCTCTAATTGGTGAAGGAGTTTGTCTTGGTGTTTCTTCTCGTGGTGTTGGTTCATTAAAAATGACCAATGAAGGTCATAAAATTGTTGGTGAAGATTTTATGTTAGCGACTGCTGCAGATATCGTTGCCGATCCTTCTGCACCTGATGCTTTTGTTCAAGGCATTATGGAAGGAAAAGAGTGGGTTTGGGAAGGTGGCATTCTTCGTGAAAGACTTGCCGAGCAGACTCAAAGAAGAATTAACACCCTTGTTGACCAAAAAAGACTTGAAGAACATAAGTTGAATTTATTCAACGAATTTCTTTCAAATCTATAATTTATAAATAAATATAGATTAATACAAAAATATCTAAACAAATGTCCGTTGGTAGCAATTTACAAGAAATGGAAAACGTAGTAACCAAAGGAGCCAAGCCTGCAGATCCAATGCCTAAATTGACCACAGGTATTCCTGATGGCCAATCAGGTTCTTGGGAAGATCTTGGTGGTCCTACCCCAGAAAACTATAAGTCCGATGATGATTCGGCAAAGTTAAAAACGCCTGGTGCAACTCTTTCTCAGGTTAAGAATATTGTCAACAAGGGTGCTAAAGCAGCAGATCCAATGCCTGCCGGTGTCAAAGAAGAGACCGAAGAGGAAGAAGAACTTGTTGATGCAGAAGTAGAAGCAGAAGAAGATGAGGAAGTTGCCGAAGTTTCTTCTGAAGAGGAAGTAGAAGAGGAAGAGGAAGAAGTTGAAGAAGAGTTTGATATCGAAGAAGATGTCAATGCTCTCCTTGCAGGTGAAGAGCTTTCTGAGGAATTCCAAGAGAAGGCACGTACCATTTTTGAAGCTGCTATCAATCTTTTTGAAGATCATTATGTAACAATCCCTGAAGATAGATATGATGTAATCGAGAGCATGGTAGATAAACTTGATGAAATGGAAGAAAAACTCAACGAGCAAATTCAAAGAAACGTTGCTCTAAATAGAAGATTAGCAGAGTCGGTTGCTGATGTAATCTTTGCAGATGTCACTGAGGGTCTTGCACTTTCTCAGAAGGACAAACTCGCTTCTCTTGCCGAAAATGTTGAGTTTGATAGTGAAGAGAACTATCGTGAGAAACTAGTAACCCTGAGGGAATCATACTTCCCATCTAATGCTGGTACTCAGAGAAACAATTCAGAAACAATCTCCGAAGGTATTGAAGGTTCACATCAACCAGTTTCTGGTTTGATGGAATCATATCTTCAGACTCTGAATAGAGTTTCTAAAAAGTGATTTATAGATCATAGTCAAACTAACTTTCCTAAAGAGGTAAATTCAAATGCAAATGTTCAATGCAGAACAACTGCAGGAGAAGTGGGCACCACTCCTAGACCATAATGGTCTTGGAGAAATCAAAGATGCACATCGCAGAATGGTGACCGCAGTTCTCCTGGAGAACCAAGAAAAAACACTTCGTGAAGAGCGTGAGTTTCTTTCCGAAACCCCAATCACCAACTCGGGTAATGCTGTAGCAAACTCGGGTGCATATGGTGGTCTTGCTAATGCTCCTGTTGCAGGTTTCGACCCAGTTCTGATCTCACTGATCAGACGTTCAATGCCTAACCTGGTCGCATATGACCTCGCAGGTGTTCAACCAATGAACGGTCCTACTGGACTCATCTTCGCAATGCGTTCACGTTACACCAGCCAGACTGGTGATGAAGCATTCTTCAATGAAGTAAATACCAGATTCTCTGGTCAGAATGCTGCTGGTTCACTTACCGCAACTGGTATCGGCACCACTGCAGCACAAACTGGTGATAACCCTGCAGTTCTGAATGACTCAGGCACCTATAATGTAAACACTGGTATGCACACCGGTGACTCAGAGAACCTTGGCGGAGACTCTGGTTCGTTCAACGAGATGGCATTCTCAATCGAGAAGGTCACCGTTACCGCACGTTCAAGAGCCCTCAAGGCTGAGTACTCACTTGAGCTTGCTCAGGACCTCAAGGCAATTCACGGTCTGAATGCAGAAGCTGAGTTGGCAAACATTCTGTCAACTGAAATTCTTGCAGAAATCAACCGTGAAGTCATTCGTACCATCTACAACGTTGCTGAAGCAGGTGCTCAGTCAAACGTTGCTACCGCAGGTACTTTTGACCTTGACGTTGACTCCAACGGTCGTTGGTCTGTTGAAAAGTTCAAGGGTCTGATCTTCCAAATCGAGCGTGATGCAAACGCAATTGCACAAAGAACTCGTAGAGGGAAGGGCAACATCATCATGTGCTCTGCTGACGTTGCTTCAGCACTGACCATGGCTGGTGTTCTCGACTACACCCCTGCACTCAATGCTAACCTGAACGTAGACGATACTGGCAATACCTTTGCTGGTGTTCTCCAAGGTAAGTATCGTGTATATATTGACCCATATTCGGCAAACGTTGGTTCTGCTGGATCTGGTGCTCAGTACTACGTTGTAGGTTATAAGGGTTCTTCCCCTTATGATGCTGGTCTCTTCTATTGCCCATATGTACCTCTTCAGATGGTACGTGCAGTTGGTGAGACGAGCTTCCAGCCTAAGATCGGATTCAAGACCCGTTATGGCATTGTTGCTAACCCATTTGCTAATAACGGTGCTCTTGCTTCTGGTACTGCTGCTGGTACAAGTGCTCTTACTGCTAACGCAAACCGTTACTACAGAAGAGTACGTGTTACCAACCTCATGTGATCTCGATTCACATATCTATCAGAGGGTCTGCGGACCCTCTTTTTTTATCTAAATAAAAATAAAAATGGCCTTTGAGAACCAAATACAGAATAGAAATTTTTTGTCACCAATTGGTTTTAAATTTACTTTAGCAAAAAACCAAAAAGTTTCTTTTTTCTGTAATTCTGCTAGAATACCAGAAATATCTTTAGGTACAACAATTCAACCATCATATCTCAAGGATATTGATGTACCTGGTGATAAACTAATCTATGGTGATTTAAACTTAAGATTTTTAGTTGATGAAGATCTTAAGAATTACATGGCAATTCACAATTGGTTGACTGGATTGGGATTCCCAGAAACAACACAACAATTTAAAGATTTTACAACAAATGAAGATGGTATATCAGATATACTAGAATCCTTTAGTGATGGAAGTTTACATATTTTAAATAGTAACTATAATACTACTGCGGTGGTGAGGTTTAAAGATCTTTTTCCAACTTATTTAACCTCATTAGAATTTGAAGCACAAGACACTGATGTAAACTACTTTACAGCAGAGGTCACTTTCAAGTATACTGTCTATAATATCCTGGGCAAAAACGGCAAACCTTTATGAATCTTGATGAAATCCAGGAGATGTGGCAGAGAGATTCTGTTATTGACCCTGATAATTTACATGATGAATCTTTAAAAATTCCTCAACTCCATGCAAAGTATTATACCATCTATAATACAATTACTTTGCTACGTGAGAAAGCAAGAGAAACTTATAGTAAGGTTAGACTTGAAAGGTATAATTACTATACGGGAAAGGCACCAATAGAGGTGTATGAGGAGGAACCTTTCCCATATAAGGTTAGAGACAAAGAGGCATTACAGAGGCATCTGGATGCCGATGAGAGGTTAAATAAAATTGATCTCAAAATTAGATATTATGATATTATGCTCAAGTTTCTTGAAGAAGTTATAAAAACAGTTGCGAATCGAACTTTTCAAATTAAAAACGCAATTGAGTGGCATAGGTTCCAAGCAGGTTTCAATTGAGTCAATAAATACTCATAAGTAATATTATGAGTATATGTCTCATTTGATCATTTCAAAAAAGAACGAGGTATATCTTCAAGTAAAAGCAGAACCGCACGTCTATTACGAACTTGCAGATCAGTTCACATTTGACGTGCCAGGAGCAAAATTCATGCCACAGTTCCGCAATAGGCACTGGGATGGAAAAATTCGTTTATTCAACACACAAACAGGTGAGATCTATGTAGGTCTATTAGATAAACTTACCCGTTTTTGTGAAAATCATGAGTACACTTATGAGTTCACGAACAATAAGTTCTATGGTCTTCCTTTTGAGGTAAATGAGCATATCTCAAAAGAAGGAGTCAAAGATTATATGACTTCTATTTGCAAGTATGCTCCCCGTGAGTACCAAGTTGAGGGAGTATACGACGCTTTAAGACACAATCGAAAGTTGTTGATATCTCCAACCATCTACAAACTTCCCCGACAATATTTCTCAAGATTTAATGTGGTCGTTGGAGATGAAGCACACCAGTTTAAATCAAAGTCATTAGTATCTATAATGACAAAACTTTCTGATGCTAAATTTCGTTACGGTTTTACAGGAACTCTAGACGGAACACAAACACACAAGTGGGTTCTAGAAGGTTTATTTGGTCCTTCATATAAAATCATCAGAACAGAAGAACTGATGCAGAAGGGTCACGTTGCTAAATTGGATATCAATATACTTCTATTGAAACACCCACCGAATAAATTTGAGACTTTTGAGGATGAGGTTCAGTATATTATCAATCACGAGAAACGCAACAAGTTTATTCGTAATCTTGCTCTTGATCTTAAAGGTAATACTCTCATTCTTTTTTCCAGAGTTGAAGGTCACGGACAACCTTTATACGAACTCATAAATAATGGTACAGTTGAACAACGCCATGTGTTCTTTGTGCATGGTGGTGTAGATACAGAAGATCGAGAAAAGGTTAGAGAAATTACTGAAAAAGAAAACAACGCAATCATCGTTGCATCATACGGAACTTTTTCTACTGGTATTAATATCAAGAATCTACATAATGTAATCTTTGCTTCACCATCTAAATCAAGAATCAGAAATCTTCAGTCAATCGGTAGAGTTCTCAGAAAAGGCGATAATAAAACCAAAGCAACTCTATATGACATTGCCGATGATATCAGTTATAAGTCAAGAAAAAATTATACTCTCAATCACTTAATCGAAAGAATCAAAGTTTATAACGAAGAAAACTTTAATTATGATATTGTAAACATACCACTAAAGAACTAATGGGAGACGAGTTTTACGCAATTATTAAACTAGTATCAGGTGAAGAAATTCTATCATTAGTTCTGATAGATGAAAATGATGGAGATCCTGTTGTAGTTCTTCAAAATCCAGTTACGATGAAAGCATTTCATAATCAACATGGAGCTCACATTAAAGTAAAACCATGGATGGAAATGGCAAATGATGATTTCTTTATTGTTAAACTAGATAAAATTATTACAATGACTGAAACTAAAGATAAAAGATTAATCAATATTTACAATAATTATATCGAAGATGATGATTCAATTGATGTTTACAATCCATCAGGTAAAGTAAAATTATCTTCGAAGATGGGATATTTGTCTTCAGTGGAAGATGCTCGCAAGAAACTTGAAAGAATCTTTAAAGGTATTAAAGAAAGCTAGACTCCCATCTTCAACCCAGACAAAGGTAGTCTACACATGTTTTTGTATCTTGTCAAGCCCTTGAAAAATGTGTTATAATAAACAAAAGTTATAATAATGAGTCCAATGCTATGCCCAAGAAGAAAACAGAACATTATGTAAATAATAAGGAATTATTAGAAGCACTGATTGTTTATCGGACAAAGGTTGCTGCTGCAAAAGAAGCAGGTTTACCGAAACCCCGTATTACAAACTACTTGGGTGAGTGTTTTCTGAAGATTGCGACTCATTTATCATATAAACCAAATTTTGTGAATTATATGTTCCGTGAGGATATGATTTCTGATGGAATTGAAAATTGCGTTCAGTACATTCATAATTTTGATCCAGAGAAGTCCAAGAATCCCTTTGCATACTTTACTCAGATTATTCATTATGCATTTCTTAGACGTATTCAAAAAGAAAAGAAACAACTGGATATTAAAACCAAGATCATTGAACGGACTGGATTTGATGAAGTTATGGTTGTTGACGATAGCTTGCTTTCTGGCAGTAGTTCGGACTATAATAGTATCAAAGACGCCATTCAATACAGGAACCGATGAAGGTTGCAATTATAACTGACAGTCACTACGGTGCGAAAAAAGGATCAAAGTATCTTCACGATTACTTTGAACTTTTCTATAAGAATGTATTTTTTCCTGCCCTTGAAGAACACGGGGTAGAGGCAGTCATTCATATGGGTGATGCTTTTGATAGTCGCAAGTCAATTGATTACCAAAGTCTTGAATGGTCAAAGAGAGTTGTGTTTGACAATTTGAAAAAGTATGATGTTCATATGATTATCGGAAATCACGACACATACTACAAATCAACCAACAGTGTCAATTCTCCAGGTCTGTTACTTCAAACTTACCCAAATGTCAAGACTTATAGTGAAGCAACAGAGATAACTGTTGGTGGTCTCAAAATCATGGTTTTGCCCTGGATCAACCCAGAAAATCAGGAACAAACTTTAAACCAAATCAAAAAAACCAAAGCAAAAGTTGCAATGGGACACCTAGAATCCTTATGAAATGTATTGGACAGATGTAAATGATACTCGTGGATTTCATATTTTTGATACGGAAACCCTGACACATACTCCAATCAACAATCCTTATAAATTATTCTATAACCTTTATTACGAAGATACTCCTTATCAATTATTTGATGCTACTGAGTATGAGAATAAGATTGTTAAGGTGATTGTTCGTAAGAAATCAAAACCTAAAGATTTTGAGAAGTTTATTGACAAACTTTATACGGTGGGTATTCAAGATCTCAAAATCGTTGAGAACTTTGATATTCAAGAAAATGAAGACTTTGAAATTGATGAAGAGGAAAATACAATGTCAATTTTGAATCGTTATATTGAAGAAGCAGAATTTGAATTTGATAAGAACATCATCAAAGGTATTTTTCAGGATCTTTATCGACAAGCTTGCGAGGTAGAGTAAATGTTTCTCCTTACACTCAAAGACAGAAAAGACGACGGTGCCTATGCAGTTCAGGACCAATATGGTCAAAAGGTCTTATTTCTGTTTGAGGATGAGGATGATGCAGTAAGATATGCTCTACAGTTAGAAGATCAAGAAGAAACTGAAATGGATGTGGTTGAAGTTGATGATGAACTTGCCATAAAGACTTGCAAGATGTATAATTACAAGTATGCTGTGATCACTCCTGACGATATCGTTATTCCCCCAAAAGATGCTAGTATTCCACAAGATTAGATACAAAAATTTTCTCTCGTCTGGTAATCAATTTACAGAGATTGACTTTGAAAAAAATCATACAAACTTAATCATTGGAACTAATGGTGCTGGTAAGTCTACCGTTCTTGATGCTCTTACATTTGTATTATTCAATAAACCATTTCGTAAAATCAACAAACCTCAATTGGTGAACACTACCAATGAGAAAGATTGTTTGGTTGAAATTGAGTTCACTGTCAATAGTCGGGATTATTTGGTCCGTCGTGGTATCAAACCAAATATTTTTGATATTGAAGTAAATGGTAATCCACTACACAAAGAAGCAGATGATCGTGCAAATCAACGGATTCTAGAAGAAAATATTCTCAAGGTTAATTACAAGTCTTTTACTCAGATTGTGATTCTGGGTAGCAGTACTTTTGTGCCTTTTATGCAACTTGCGACTGCACACCGTCGTGAAGTGATTGAAGATCTTTTGGATATTCGCATCTTCTCTGCGATGAATGCTCTGATTAAGGATAAGATCCGTGAGAAGAAGGATCAAGTCAAGTCTCTTGAACTTAAGAAGGAAACTCTTAAGGACAAGATGAAGATGCAGCAAGAGTTTATCAATGAACTTGAGAATCGTGGTAATGCCAATATTAATGCCAACCAAGAAAAGATTGCCAAGTTAGATTCTGAAGTTGGCATTTATATGGGTGAGATTGCTACAACTGAAGAGTCTATTTTTAAGTTCATGAAGGAACAAGAAGAGGTTGTTGGTGCTGGAGACAAGTTAGTAAAACTAAACAATCTCAAGGGTAAAATATCGCAAAAAGTATCTGGAATTACCAAAGAGCATAAGTTTTTTACCGAAAATACGGTATGCCCTACCTGTACTCAGACTATTGAAGAATCATTTCGGTTAAATAGAATTACAGACGCTCAAAATAAAGCAAAGGAACTCCAGAAAGGTTATCAAGATCTAGAGGAGACTATAAAAATAGAACAGGAGAGAGAGCGTCAATTCATTGCACTTTCCAAGGAGATTACGAAACTCAACCATGAGATTTCTCAAAACAATACTCGGATTAACCTCAACCAGAGACAAATACGAGAACTTGAATCTGAAATTCAAACTATTACCCAAAACCTTGCAAACCGAAATACTGAGCATGAGAAGCTAGAAGAATTTCAAACCAATCTCCAAAAAACATTCGAAGACCTCTCAAAGAAAAAAGAAGAAATCGTTTATTACGATTTTGCCTACTCCTTACTCAAGGACGATGGTGTAAAAACGAAGATCATTAAGAAGTATCTTCCGTTCATAAATCAGCAGGTG